GAGAATGGCGGCTGTGAGCCCGATCCAGCCGGTGTAAATTTACCGGTTGACGTAAGCGACGATCCAGTAAACTTCAACTCTGCCCCGGAACCTGTAAATACTGGTGTAGATGCAGATGCACTACTAATACCGGTTGCAATAGTCTGACTTGTAAAAGACGGCATTGTGACAGCCGTTGGCGTATTGGCCACGAACGAACCGCCGGCCCAAGCGATCGTCAGTGTTTCGTTCTGGACCGTTGTTGTGAGCGTTGGAAGAACGCATTCGGCAGCAGTACCCTTCGTTACCGATCCGCCACCAGTTGCGGAGGATGCAACATACTTTGTGGTTGTACTCGGTGTAACAGTGATCGTCGGAGCCGACACATCACCTTCGGGTGTATAGTTTGCAGTCCCTGTACCAACGCTGATCGTACCTGCCGGAACGCCAGATACACTGACATTTCCCTGTGTGCCAGAGAATGTCGGTTTGGTTACGGTACCAGTAACTTCAATACTGCCAGTTGATGTAAGAGCGTTTCCTGTGAATGTAGGCTGTGAAACAGAGCCTGCAGGTTTGTAACTGGTGGAGGCCGAGCTTTTGTAAGCAAGTGCGCCAAGATCATTGGTGTCACCAATCTCATGCCATTTGTTATCAGAAGTGGAATAAATAAATTCCTTATCGCTGTAGATGACAATGCCACCATTAACAGCACCAATTGTTTTCGAATTAACAGTAATCTGAGTAGTTGTAGCTCCGTCAGTGAGCGCAGTAGTGGTTATACCAAGAAAGCTTGTACCGCCAGCAATAGCAGCACGAGCTGTAGCGTCCTTAATATCATACGTTACGCCACTCGGAAGTGTAATTTTGCTGATTTCAGCCATATCGATCACTCCTTGTTTTAGTTAATCCCTCGTAAGTATCAGTTCTTCATCGGAAACATCGTAGTTCAGTTTGTTGTTCCAAAAATTGCGTTCTTCATCTGTGACATGCACGGTTGTGTCATTTATGTGCTTGTGGAACAGATCCATTAATTCTTCGTATCCACCATTTACGTAAGGTAAATCAATAATACTAACTTCGCCATCTCCGATTTTGATTTTGTTTGTATCGGAATACACACAGATCTCTCCGCGTTTCGGAATATATAGCGGATCTGCATCCCACCCGACAGATGTATTCTCAGAAATAATCTTCAAATCTGCACTGGTTAATGATCCGACTAGAGTAACACCATTGATCGACGGCTTGTTTTGTAATAATTCATAGTTCTTTGTACCAGCCGCGGATGATGCCATCGGCGTGGCAAGACTTATGTTAATCGGAGCATCGTTTTGCAATTGAACAGTCAGGTTATCACCAGCAGTGTCACATGTTAGGACTTCCTGCTGCAACTTGACCGAATATCTATCAGTCATCGTATCACACCTCGTTCACTGCAAAAGTCACTTCATTTGTTAGCTCCAATTCACCGACGGTCGTCTGCTTGATGCCACGGCTTTCGTTTACAAGTTCGATGTCAAAAACGTAAGTGCCGACACGAAGATTATCCGTATCGGCACTCTCGATCACAAAAGAATAACCACCTGCTTCATCGGCGATTATGGTCCCATTACCAAGTCGCTTCTGAAACAGGTAGTCTGTATCTGAGAATTTACGTTTTACAGTGAAGTAGATCTCCTCAAACTCGAGGTCTGATTCCTCGCCGAAATTGTCTTGGACGGTGAATCGCACTGGGCGAATATCACCTCTTGGCATAGTGATCTTCATGCATGTTCACCATCTTTCGTCGCATATACATTATTCAACAATCAGTTCTTCCATTCCGCTATCCTGCAGAATTTCGGCAACTTTTTCTTTAAGCAGTCTTGGAACCTGAACGTAAGATCTCTTTCCAAGCATGATCTGCTGAGCCCAAAGCATAGCCATCATATCTTCACCCCCGTTGAGTAAAATTGATAACGAGCATTTAATTCGAAATATCACGTTATTCATTGTAGACACGTTCGCTCATCTCGAGAATGCAGTCAGTGAGCATGGCAGTTGTTTTGGCCTGCTCTTCAAGCTGTTCCTCGTATTTGTTGAGCCGTTGAGTATAATCTTCAGACTCATGAACAGGGTCGCAATCGGTCCACCCATCGGCAGAATCGGTGTCAATGACTTCGACAACAATCGTACCATTCGTAATAGCACGACCTGTATTAGCGATGAGGCGTAAACGGGTCGTATACTCATACGAAATTGGTTTGATGATCGAAGCGACCGTTTCGCCGGAGGGTTTTCTATAGACATACAGTGTTTTGATCGTCATTTTGAATTCTCCTTAGGTCACAGGATTTCCGTCTTCATCAAAGGTTGTGTTGTAGTGTACGGTAGCATTAACCGCACCCCACGGAGCACTAGCTGCCAATTCGTGTGTCTCAGAAAATGAAACATAAATATCTGTCAATGCAGTGCAGTTTCGAAACAGGACGTCATAAGTTCCGGTTTTCTGATACCGTGTAAATACGGGCAACGAAATAGACATCAGTGACGTGCATTCTGAAAATGGTTCCCCAGTAAGAGCGGTTACGGCTGGAAGCGTGAGCTGTTTGAGTGACCGGCACGCGTAGAATGCGCCATTTGCAAGACGAGTCACTTGCGGAAAATAAACGGTTTCAAGAGCCGAGGCACTGGCAAACGCATGACCATTAATGAACGTAGCTTCTGGAAAACGCACCTCTGATAATGCTGAACAGCCAAGAAAGGCATTAGATTCAACAGCTGTTGCATGCGGAATTGAAACACTTTGTAGTGCCCGACAATATGAAAACATACCGGCCGGTATTAAACTAATGGCATTTTCAAATGTGACGCTCTCCAAAGAACCACAATATGAGAACGCAGAAGAAGCAGAAGCAATCGACGTTATCTTGGGAAAATTTATAGTTTTTAAACTAGTGTACGCAAAAGCTCCGCCTTGAATTTTTTCAAGGTTCGGCAATATCACATTTTCAAGATGCTCGTTTTCACGAAAAGCGCCGTCAAAAAGTTCAGTCACCGTGTCGTCTTCAAACTCGGTAAGAGTGTCAGTCATGATCGCCAGAAAAGTTTCAAGGTCACCTTTTTGTTCTATGGTATTCATAAAATATCACTCTCTCATATAATGGGATGACCATCAATGTCAAACTGTGTGCCATAGTGTACAGTAGCATTATCCGCACCCCATGGGGCATAAATTGCTGCGCTATCCAGTTCTGTGAACGCAACATAAATATCTGTCAGTGCAGGACATCTACTAAACGCCACCGAGGAAATATCGCTAATATTAGCACCGGTAACCGCCGGCAATGCAATAGACGTCAAACTAGAGCATCCACCGAAACAGGAAGAATATATCGCAGTGACATTCGGTAGATAAACGGACGACAGATTTGTACAACCATTAAATACGTAGTTTCCGAGATATGTAGCTGAAGGCAACGAAATCGATTCCAAGCTTGAGCAATTCCTGAACTGATAGCCATTGCAACTACGTGCAAGCGGAACATTAACCGTGCGGAGAGATGTGCAACCACTAAAAGCATCACTTTCAAGTGTCGTAACAGCTGGCAGATCGGCGGATTCGAGATTAACGCAATAGCTAAATGCATAAGAACCAATTCTTGTCGCATTCCTGAGGGACACCGTCTTGAGACCATAGTTTCTGAAAAAAGCATATGATGAAATAAACGTGATCTCATCATAGGACAAATCGATACCATATTGTCTTTTGAGGAATGCGTACGTCTTTGAAGCCGTATAAATATATACGGCAGTGTACGTAGCAGTTGTTCCAACCTTGTTAATAACAGGATACCAACCGGCGAATTCATAGTTCTCGGGGTCCTCTACACCGTCAATCTGCGGAGTAGAGCCGGTATACACGGGCATTTCACCGTAGGCGACAAGACTCTGCTGAAGAACACCTTCCTTATTATTGAAAGTGATTGTGTATTCACGAACATGCTCTTCATACACGGCATAGATGGTACGGTTCTCAGTGACACGCTTTTTTGCATCAGGATCAACCGGCCCACCAGGAGTAAGACTCCATCCCTGGAACACATAAACGTGTTCGACAGTAGCAGATTTTGAAGGAGTGGTGGACCACGTGCCATCGCCAGGACGAGTAAACTGGTCACGGTGAAGTTCCTCGGTGCCGTCATCATTCATGTAGATGAGCTCGAAGACAAACAAACTGTAGGTCAGGGTAATATTCGGATACTTGTTCCGGAGAGCATCGTACTGTTCCTGAGTGAGACGGTTTACGTGAATTGCACCGCTTACCTGTGGTTCATCTACGATATTGCCGTATTCATCAAGTCCCTTCATATTATCCAAAGCGTTGTATATGACTCGGGCTTCACTATAAGATGTAAAGTTGGTCTGCGGGAAATCGATAATACGAACCGCAGCTCCGGCAGGCATATTGGTAAGGTATACAATCGCTTTAACCTCAGGACCTGCATTCTCGACCCAAAGAGACGTGAGATTCGTTGCACCCTGAAGACTAAAAGAAGAGATCAGCGGTTGATTTCGGATTGTCAGACTTGTGAGAGTGGTTGGCAACTCGACTCTCTTTAGAACGCCGCCGTTTGCAAACACAACACCCGTCAGGGATGTACCGCTGAGGTACACTGACTCGAGGTTCGGGCACTTTGACAGATCAAGAGATTTCTGATCACCAGTACCAAGAGACGGACAGTGACGAACATCCAAAGTGGTAAGATGTTCATTTGTACCAATCGTCAGGTAGTCCAGACTTGTGTTGGTGTAATCTTGATCGGCGTCACCCAGTTTAATAGACTGCAGCCTGATCGCTTTGGAGAAGTCAGCAAAGCCAACTCGAAGTCCAGAAAGGTCGCCAACAGACTTGAGCTGAGATGCTGAGTAAATATAAATCTCTGTTTCCTGAGCATCAGGGATCTGATCCGGGATCTTGAGTGTCGTAGCAACGTCATGCTGGCCACGTGCCTGTACAGTGTATGAGGCATACTTGACTGTCGGGTAAATATCTGCATAAGGAGTAACCGTGATGCTATCCCTTGCATATGCTCGGACAGTGATCACATCGTCCAGTGCATCACCGGCGTTCCATTTTGAATCCATATAGCGGAAACGATTGTAAAGCCACCACTTACGCTGTTCTGTCTTGGAGCCCTGCATCATCGGGAGGTATACAGCATCGGGTTCTTTACCAGGATCAGGATTGATCAGAGGATCGATGTATTTGAACCAGGAGTCCTCGATCCAAACCGCTTCGGGCCATACAGACTGATGATCTTCAAACTTCTTTTCAATGTAATCGTAATTGAACTTGTTACCGGAACGAAGTGTCTGATACATCTGCCGGATCTCAGGACCAAATGCGTCTCGGATATTAACCCACAGAGTCGAGTCCTGACCATTAAATATCATGTCACCATGCTCGTCGTGGTCAGTATCCTCAAGTGAGAAGGTGAATGTCAGATGGCCCATGTTGTTGGTACCAAGACCGGTATCCATATCGTACGGTTCACAGACAGCTTTGCGATCAATCGGATAACCAAGTGTAGGATCCACATCGCTGCCCGAGAAACCGACAAACAGGTTCTTTGCACGGGAATCTGTCATCAGGAAGAATTCGGTGTATACATAGTAGAATATAAACGATTCGATTTCTGCGATGTTGCCGAATTCATTCTTAAATTTCGCAAGTCGGTATTCAGCGGTGTCTGTGGTATAGGTCACGCCATTATAAGTCACAGATTTACCAAGACTGTCGCCAGTTGCTGCATCACGGTTGGTGGACACAACAAAAGTCTGGAATGCCTGAAGTTTGGTTATGTTTACCCAAGTGTCGTCCGGGAATCTGGCTTCGTATGAGAATCGCCAAGCTTCCTTTTCTTCGCCAGTGGCAGTATCCAACTTCATGGTCATGTCGAAGTAATCCGACTTGAACAGCATGAGGTTATCTCGGTTGAGCTGGAATTCCCAAGACTCCATATCGTCATGGTAACCATAAGGTGCAGGAGCTCTCTTGGGCAAGTTGAAATTGTACTTACCGAGGAACGAGATCTTATCGGTTGTCAGGTCATGCCAGAAGATGACAATAGGGAAGCCATAGATACCCTGACGGACCCTCGGATCAGCGACCATCTCTCGTGTCTTGTACGGGGAGATTTCGCAATACAGTTTGACCAGTTCGACGTTGTTGGCACCTTCAGAAGAAGCGACGTCGGCTTTTGTAACAAATCGGTTGAACGGAACGACCGTACTGGCGAGTGCAAATGTGTCAGCATGTTCTCCGGACTCGGTCATCTCGAAGCCTTTCTTAAACTGCAGGTCGTAATTCTTTCTGGCATAAGGCGCCGAGGATGTACCCTGAACGTTTATCTGACATCCAACAAACGTAAAGGAATTCGACGGATGCATCGGATCAACATAGGTGCCGGTAATCGTCTTCTTGTCGCCCTTATACTGAGGAAGCTGTTCTGCGTCAAATATAAAGTACGGCAGATTAGTAGGAAGCTTGGAAATGACAATGTTCGAGGAATCGCCGTCATAGACATTGTTCCGGTCGAACTTGGCAATCATGGTGTCTACATCACGAATGTCAGCGATGTAGTTGTTGAGGATCTGTTTTCTTGTCAGATCGTTGTCGTAAACTCGGATACAGTATATGTCCATTGCACACAGAGAGCTGCCGATTGAAATATCTACCGGAGTTCCCTGAGCAAACTGTTCGGAATCGAGATACTGGACAACGCCAGACGGAATACCATTGACGAATACCAGGATCAAGTTATCTTCGGAGATCTTCTGCACAACGAAACTGAGTCGGACGTGGTCATCTTCCTTATACTGAGTGCTGATTTCGGAATGAGCCGCAGTAAGTGTTGCTCTCTGAGGCGTCATTTTGAATCCTATGCCATTGCTCAGACAGGAGACGATTGTTGTATCGTAGTCAAGAACGGATCTCGTCGCAAACTCGATCTCGATGGTCTTGCCGTCTGCTTTGAAGTCTTTACCAAATAGTTTGTACGGGATCGTGACTCGAGCTTCACCAGCTACTCGGAGAATAGCATTACCATCGGCATCCAACATCCAGCCATCAGACGAGAAATTAAAGTCTGTCATGACGGCTTCAATGTTGTTTGTATCATCACGCCAGGTGTTTCGAGTAGATTCGCTTTCGTTGTTGCTTCGGCCAAAGCTTGTGAGGTACAGCTTAAGATCCTCAGTTTCAGCAACGGCGGCGTCAATGTGCTCAACATTTACTGTGAGCGTTTTGGTTGTGCCATTGCTGGCAAATGTCACCGTGTTTTCACCGGTGTCGTTGAACCTCATGCTGTACTGATGTCTGGTTCTATCGACAGTCTGTTCAGATACGACAGTTCCGTTAAGGCTGATCGTAACATTGGAGGACAGATACTTCGGAGTATAAACCAGATAGTCGATCAGTACCGAGCTGAACTGCGGTACAACATCTCGAGCGAAATTGGAGGAGATGACTGTAGCAGTACCGGAGTCTGTCACATACACGAAGTCGTATGCAAGTACATTACTCGTAACTGTAACACCACCGGTATCCGCTTCAAACCAGCATCTGAGGGTATGTGATCCATGAGAAAGAGAGCTAATAGTGAAACGTCTCTGGCGACCTGAATCGGTCTCAGTCTGTGTGTCATAAATCGAACCATCAAGTTCGAGGTAGATCGTCTTCAGCAGGTTTGCACCGCCAGAAGCTACGTAACTGAACGACATGTCACCAGAGTAAATCGTATCAGTGTTAAACGGAGAGGTAAGTGTGAATTCAACAACAGTAATCGAGAAGTTAATAGGTCTTGTGTTGCCATAAACGTCTGTGATTTTGAATCTAATCCGGTTCAAACCAATCGACAAAACGTCTCTGACATTAATGGAAACCTGACCTTGCTGGATGGTCACGGTTCTAAACGTAACATTGTCTTTGAGGATGTACAGAATGCCATCGCCAGTCGGTGTTTCATCCTCAAGCGACGACCAAGTAAAAGACAGGAACAGATCTGAATTGGCTGAGATCGTGGTTGCAAGCCAGCCGGTGGTGTTTTGTACGGTGAGGACAGCATTATTATCGCTGCTTCCACCACCGCCTCCACCGCCACCACCTGTAGCGGGAACGACAATCGGTGTAAATCCTTCGATGTCCTGTCCGTTGTATGTCAAATGGAGATAATATGTACCATCTTCTTCAGCAACGTAACCGCCATCAAACGAAAGACCTGGATCCGGTGTCGGCAAAGTGACCGGTTCGAAGTTGTCAATGTCGTAATTGTCTTTTGTGAGGTGAAGACGATTTCCGCTATCAACATACCCGCCATCGAAATTGCCAGCACTCACATCACTGCGGAGTGTATTGAATTCTTCCCATGTCGGAACCTTATACTCATCACTTTCGGGTTTAATCCAGATCTTATTTGTGCTGGAGTCAGGCTGGCTCTCTTGCACCAGCACAATATCATTTACGCCTCTTGCGGCTTGCTCAGCGGCGTCGGCGTTTGTGCTGGCTCTATCAGCAGCTTCGTTGGCCGCAGCAGTTGCGTCGTCAGCCAATGTCTTCCCAGTGCTAATATCCGTATAGCACATCTCAATGCTATCAGCGATGGCTTTTCGTACGTCTTTACCATACACTGCAGTACGGATCTGGGAAACATTATTGGCAAGAATGGCATCGCGTTCGGTATCCGCCATGGTTTTCACTTCCTTATTTTATATGAAATATGGTCCCTAAGAAATGCCTGTGCCCGCATAACTTAGGGACCATATCAGTTACTTAAATAGCTCTAGAATTGATGGCAGATTACCGGTACATCGGCCAATCATTAGTAGGATAGTCAGGAGGGTAGCGTCTACTCATGGCTTCGGAATATCCTCTGGAGTATCCCTCGCTGTAGCTGCTGCCAGGATCGCGACTAACGTAGCGACCATTGGCAGCACGACCACGACGCCCACTCATTCCTTCTTCCATCTGCTCTTCGTCACGCTGCATCATATCTTTCCAGCATCCGAGGCTCTTCAGTGAATGGAGGATTTTGTCGATTCGATCAAGATCCTTTTCTGTCATTTCAACGCCGTTTGTAAACTTAGCTTCGATAGCCTGCAACTCCTGTACAAGCTTCTTTTCGATAATATCGCAATTGACCATCGTTTGTTCCTCCTTTAGGCAATCCTTGAAACGACCAGGTTTGCATTCTGTACATTAATCGGTATAGCGGGAGCCGACACATTCTCAACTGAGATTGTGTAACAACAGCCAACAGGAACATCAATAATAGCCGTAGATGTCACATTGAAGTAATTATCTACGGCTGCTGGAGTTATGATTCCACGACTTGTCTGAACAGCTTCGCCATCAATTGCCAATGCTACGGCAATCGGACCGACTGTTTCACCTGTAGGAACAGCGATGTTGGCATTAAATACGCACTGATACCGTGCAACCCTCGCACATGGATTATTGACGAGGCCACGGAGAGTTACGATACCGCTTCCATTGCGATGAATTACACATCCACGATTACAGCGAATCGAATCTTCGAGCAGAACGTTCTGATTCGGTTCGACTGTCTGGATCGGGTTGTAAACAAACTCTGCCATTTTGAATTACCTCACATTCTCAATTAAGCTGCATTGCAGCCACATCCGCCGTAACCGAAGTTGTTAGCGCAGCAGTTGGGATTCTGCACAATGTATGCAGGAACGGCATTGGGAGCGAGATAACGTTCAAGCGCAGTGGTCTGAGCTTCGTTGTTAGCCACGATCTGAGCAGTCTGAGCGTTCTGAGAAGCGGCGAAACGGAGAGCCTGAGCTTCATTCTGGGCGGCAGTGAGCTGAGCCTGCATAGTACGGAGCTGACCTTCATAGTTCTGCTTGACACCGTCGAGTTCGAGCTGGCAAAGCTTATCCATGATCTTCTGACTGTTCGCGTCGCAATTTGCACGAGTGTTAGCGGCCTCAGTTGCCATTGTGTACTTCAGGTCAGCAGTAGCTGCACGGTTTTCACAGCAGCAGTTCTGAAGGCCCATAGAAAGGTTATTAAGCTGATTTCCGATGCCAGTCTGCACAGCAAAAAGCTGGTTCATATTTGCCATCTGACGATTGTTGTTAGCAGTCTCAGCAGCTGCGAATCCACCCGCAACACCAGCATTTACATTGGCAAACCCGTTGCACAGAGCAGTCTGAACATTAGCGAAACCATTGGACACAGCGCCCGTAAGATCACCAATGCCGCTCATAACAGCCTGCTGGTCAAAGCCGCGCTGCATACAAGCATTGCCGCCATTTCCGTTATAGCCATTACCCCAGCCGCCATTCATAGCGAACAGGAACAGAACAATAAGCCACCAGGCGCCATCGCCAAACATACCGTTTCCATTACCATAACCGTAACCAGAATACGCAGGTGCAACGGGCATATACATAGCAGTATTGTTTTCAGACATCATAGTTATACGACCTTTCTGTCATATTTTTGTTGTAGGATTGAGGAAACGAAAAATGGGTACAAAAAAAGCCTCATCTCATTCGAGGCTTTAGAAATAACGCAACGGAATCATCTCCTTTCATACAGAAAAAAATAAAACCAGCTACGAAAACTTGTTTCGCAACTGGTTTCTATCAAAAGTTATTCAGTTGGCTCCTCTACGGGAGTAGGAGTCATATCAGGGAATGCACCTTTATTTATGCTCTCTTCACAAGCAGTTGCAATTTTGTGCCTTGCCCAAATTTAGCGGTTCCGGTTGTGTAGATTTCAAAATAATCCGAATAATCCTTGAAGTCGCTTGGAATATCTTTGTTTGGGTTACCGTAAAAAGCCGTATTACTCAATACTGCGTTTACGGCGACAATCGGCGCTTCGCTTACACTTCTCGAAGAAGCAATCACGTCTGCCATTCCTGCAAAAGAGGTCGCTGTGGTTCTTACGGCAGCTGATAAGGTCGCAACATAATTATACGGATCAACACGTACATATGCGTTGCTGTTTTGTGTGGTACTCTCAGAAGGTTCCGCATAAATAAGCCATATATAAGCCTTTGCTTTAAACGGAGAGCCGTTACCGTCTGTGTCCACCACAATACGTTGATCATCTTCAAGCAATACTATAGTCCTGAGAATTTCCCATTTCTCGTCAGTTTTAATAGCATTTACGTCTTTGTAAGTACCATTCTCGTCTTTAAATTTAATTTGTGTATTACTTATTCTTACAGACATTTAAATTCCTCCTAGCGGAAATTTATGCTTCTGTAGGCTCGGTTTCCTCTTCAGGTTCGGGTTCCGGCTCGGGCTTCACATGATGGTAAACCTTACGATCAATCAGCTGACCCTCAGCGGTCATCATCACAACAGCATGAGTAGGAAGCTCGGAAACGACCGCTCCTGCCGTAAGAAGGTGGAACTGTCTTTCTGCAGCAGCCCGATCGTCATAAGCGTAGGTGGGGGTAGACACTGCACCGGTGTCGAATGTCTGAATTTCCATAACAAGGTATTTCATTTTGATTTCTCCCTTCAGTGTGTCCAGTAAGATAGTTCTATAGGACCATTAGAATTAGACCAGATGTTGTTTATACCTTTGAGAGTTTTGATGGTGAGATTATCGATAGCATAATGTTTATATGCCGCAGGTCTTATTTGATAAACAAATTGTGTATCTGCATATTTTTCTTTGAATGATTGTATTGTAGAAATTGTATTGTCATATACGTATAGAACTCCAGAACCAGATAAACCAGATACGTTTTCCTTTGCATTGCCATGAGGTATTTTATCGGAATCCCACTCAAATTGAGCCGGCGCGTTTTCATATCCTATTGCACTAATCCACGGGCCTCGAAGTGAAAAACGATGAACCCACGGCTCATCAGTTGAAGAGGATGTTTGAACATCCATTTCTGGCCCCAAACGGGAAATCCAAGTTTGTACAATTTCCCCCTTCACCAAATCCACATAACCGCCATAGATTGTCCCAACTTCGTCTGTCCAGTCGAGAGTAAGCGTCTGGCCTTGGTAAGGTTCATAATCTGTCGGTGTAGTTCCAAGCTCCAGCTGCAACTGTTGCAAAGACGCAGCATATGCAGGACCATCTATCCCATCGTATGTAAGTCCTCTATTATTAAGAGATACTGTCAAAACCCCGTTCGCGTTCGGCTTATTTGTTATTGATTTTCTTGCTGGCCCATCTTGCGGCGGCCCAAAGAACGAACCACCCGTTCGTAAACCGTACAAATATACACGTCGGTTAGCGGATGTTTCCCAAGTCCGATTAAAATACCCAGACAAAACAAAATCCTGCTCAGGTGGCATGTTGCGAAACGATATATTCCTAGACGAATTAGATAACGAATATGGCCATTTCTCAACGACTTCTGTACCCGTTGCCGCCGTACAGAAATTTTTACCATTGATTCCAATCATTACCCCAGTCCACCCTGTTATCGCTCTGATATTCTCCGGACTAGGATCTCCTTCGCCCTCTTGTTTCGGACTAAAGTGAATCTTGCATTCCTTAAGCGGTGCAGAAATATCTGTTTTAAAGTGAGCGAGAGTATCAGAGATTTGCTCGATATGAGGCTGATTAGCTATTATGAACTGCTTGCGTTTAAGAATATCTTGCGTTTCGTGCAAGTCGTACTCGACTTCTACGTAATCAGCATTGGACCAGACGTTGTTTTGGCCTAGGAAGGTTTGAAGTTGAGTAGGGGCGAGATGGTAGGTGTTAGGGGTAACCATATCTGCAACAATTGTTGGTGTTGTTCCCTCAGTTTTCATATCCGCCAACCATTGTTCGACCTCAGCTTGTGTATCAAGGCCACGATTGACGGACAAACACATATTCATGCGCGAGTTGTTCCAGTCAACACCTTCAACGCCTGAGATATTAGGATTCGAAACAGGTGGCAAGAAATTACAATACATTGCATTTCTTGATTTAATAGCTCCTGGAAATGCTGATATTGTCAATACGCTTTCACCAGCACCAAATTGCGTAAGGGTTAATTCGGTCAAATCAAACGGTTTCCATTCCTCGCACACTTCCCCGCTAATCAAATCCACCCATCCGCCATAAACTGTGTGATTTGGGTCATAGGGTTCGTAGGCGGTTGCTGTGGAGCCGAGTTCAATCTGACATTCGGACATTCCAGTGCCTACATAAAAAAGGCCTTTAATTATGTTTTTTTTAGGAGTGTATGTTTTCCATCGTCTATTTTCATCGGCTCCAGCATTTATCCATATTAAACCAGTATCTGTTTCATCTTCATACCATCCTTTAAAATATCCTGCTGATGGTGAAGTCGCGGAAAATGTATAAGCAGTATTTGCCGCAAGAAAAATATCGCTGGTCGTCCCATTGGATGCGGGAAACTTATTCTTTCCTAATACTCCAAACTCATAGTCAATTGTTTCGCCGTGATATGGTTCATATGGCATCAACATTGAACCAGAAAAGGCATCACTTTCAATACTAATACGAATATTAGAATATTCTATTTCTTGTCCTGTTGTCTTTCCACCAAATGAGATTTTAGCAAAGAAAGCATTGTCTGGTACTGTTATTTTTGATGCTTGACTACCTGACATCGTTATGTATTTCCATTCGCGAGTTAACCAACAGAATCTCATACTAACATTATCAACGCAATCATAATCTAATCTAATTTTCGTTTGCGGAATCACTGGCATAACAAAATATACACCATAACGTAAATCATTGCTTGTAAATGCAATTCCGGTAGCAGTCTTACGAAAAGAAATGATATTATTGGGGGCATAATAGGCTATGTCATTTAGCCATCCGCCTAAAATCCATTTGAATAAAGGAGCCCGTTTAGGACTGGAACTATTATCTTGCTCCCCTATTTCCATATTTGTATCAAAAGCATTTTTTTTATGATGCATTAAATATATATTACTCCATCCAACAATAGGACGAACATTCTCAGGGCTGGGATCACCGCTACCTTCCTGCTTCGGACTAAAATGAACTTTTAAACTGCGAATATCAGCATTTGTCGGACAACGAAAAGAAGCAATCGGTCCGCTATACTTTACAGTGGCCAAGTCATCACCGCCCCATAAACGCCATCAGTGACGCAAATTTCATAAATCGTATCAGTTTCAAGAGATGTTGGATCGAACCATTCAGGGAATTTGACGGTCGAAGGCATCGTAAGAACTGTAACCGATGTTCCAGAAGTAAACCGTACAATAGCAATTCCGCTTGCCGGAGGAGTAAAGCTCAACGAGGTAACTTCACCGCAGATGTAACGTGTGTTTTCTACTGCGGTGATTGTTGGAGTTGTGCCACTAACATCTACGGTGCCTGTGGAACCATCCTGAATGCCTAGCATTGCTTTGATGGAGGCTTTGGCGTTGTCAGTATAGGTGCCTACGGCGTTAGAAGAAGCGGATTGAGTGGTGTCACCTGAAGCTTTAGCCAGACCGTAGAATGCAGCGGCATAACTATTAGTAGTAGTAATAACAGAATACGTACTACCGCCTTGTTTTATATCGCCATTTCCGGCCGGCATTACATATATATTACCAGCGCTATCAACTCCAACACCTCTTATGCCATATCCTTTTACCACTCCTAAATTACTTTGAGATGCCACTGGTACATTTGCTACTCCATTTTGAACAACGGAAGTGCCATTAACTTGCACATCCTTCACAGCACTTGCGTCCAGAGCGTTAAACTCAGCCATGGTCGGAACTTCGACGTAACTGGCATCCTCATTAACCCAAATCTTATTATCCTCTGCGGTGGGCTGAGTTGGAGAGACTATTACAGCATTGTCAACAAAGGAATCGACTTTAGTTTCGATTGTGGTGACCGCTGCTTTATTTGGCACATCCAGCATGGTCTGGATAGCGGTTTTGGCTTCGGAGGTGTAGGTGCCGATGGTGTTAGAAGACTGGGACTGCGTAGCGTCTCCTGCAGCTTTAGCGAGGCCGTAGAATGATGCAGCATGCTGATTAAATACGGTAATAGGCTGATAACCAGTACTACCATTTTGTGATTTACATTCTGCTTCTGTCGCTGTTGCAATACTTAAAACATTAGAAGAATTAACAAGCAATCCATTACCGGGCTTTACAATGCCATACGTTCTAACTGTTGCATAATCCGTCTTCTTCACAAACCCATCAGCAACACTAACTTCTTCACAATTCTCCCCAACGCTACCCGGAAGAATAATTGCAGCATCCTGAGCGATGGCGGCTGTGGCTTTGTAGAGCTTGCCGTTTGCTGTGAAAATATCACCAATTGCGTAAGCTTTAGAAGCGGTGAGATTGTTTTCTTCAGTGGCGATCAGATCCGAAACGCCGAGCATCTTCTGTATAGCACCTTTTGCTTCGGGGGTGTAGGCGCCGAGGGGTTCGGTGGAATCTTTTTCATCGCGACCAGCTGCCTTTGCGAGGCCGTAGAACGTTGCTATATGCTGCCTAACCGGTGATATAACTCCGTTAGCATGTGTACCAGTTTTAACTTGTGCTTCAGAAGAAACGCCACTTCTTAGCATACCATCATTTCCAATAATTACTCCAAACGAAGCATTTGTGGAAACTTTAACTACGCCTGGCGTGCCGCTTGCAATAGGAATATCTGCAACACCGTTCGCCGCTACACTTGTTCCAGCCACTCTCACATCCGTCACCGGTTCGGCTTGCGGCGTTACATAAATATCATTCTCATCATAAGTAACAGTGACACCGTTTGCGGTTATGGTGCCGTTTGCTATTAGTTCAGCATATTGGGTTTGAGACAAATAAACTATTTGCTTTGAATTAGCCATTAGGTGTCACCGCCTTATTTATACAAAATTGTATAAGTATCTCCAATATCGAATCCTAAATCATAAGAACTAGACCATTGTGCTTGACTTCCGAATCCTTCCGTCCCATTACGATTGCGTATGAAAAACATCGGAGTTGTTCCATTAAATTTTGCGATTTTTAAAGTACCGGTTGTGCGCGGATTTGACTCGTAATCATCTCGAATGATAAAAGCAACAGTATTAGCCGGTAATATTGAGATTATCCAAGTTGCGACTTCGTCAGCTCTTTCTGGTGCTGAGGTTGTAGTTACATTTTTTATTTTCCAAGGCGACCCATTCATTATCGTTGCCAATCCCACTGCCTTATCTCCAAGGTACATCATATCAGCCTCACCACCTTTAACCCAGCATCCGCCACATCTAACTTTGTGGCTAGCTCTGTTACTGTTGCTACTTTGGTACCGCCGGTACTATCGTTATTACATCCTACATATATATCGCCAGCATAATGACCTGTTCCATCATAATCTAATGTTAGTGCATTAGAACGAGCGTTGTTCGAAGTACCGTTACCGACAATAAATACTTCTTTTCCACTAAACATTATATTGTTCCATTTTCTACTATCGAAAGTTGAATCTGAATTTGCTTCTATACATTCATATCCACTACCATTAGTTGAATAATAAATTTTATCTCCTATGTTGTATTGAGTATTGGCAGCCCATGCTGGATATTTGGAAGGAATAATATTGTATGCTCCGGATGCATGCATTGCCTTTAGGTTGGCTTCAGTATGATATCCTTCTGAGTGCGCATAAAGTCCACTAGCTATTGTATCACTACCTTCTGCATGAGAATACATGCCGCTGGCGGTAGTTGATGTGCCTTCTGCATGGGCTGCTCGTCCATTAGCTTTAGTACTCATACCTTCCGCATATGAACTCATCGCGGAAGCTGTTGTACTTGACCCTATTGCAAAAGAATTACTTCCAGATGCAGTTGCATTACTGCCAAATGCAAAGCTACCATTTCCAACAGTAGTTCCTTCTTTTCTTCCCCTACTTAGTGTAGTCTCCAGCACAGTATCTGTCTTCGTAGCATATATGCTTGTGTCCGGAATCTCACTCTTATCAGCTTTGCCAGTACTAAGCGCCGCAACCGCATCCTCGACAGCTTTACCCCTGTTACCGGCAAAGGCGGTATCGGCGGTTTCGCCAAGAGCAAGAGATGCACTGATCTCGGTATACTGGCTGCCACTCCAGCGGTAGACTTTGTTAGCATCAGTGTCGACATAGATCTTACCGGTTTCGCCCTGGAGTGGGAACTGTTCAGCATTCCGATACTCCACGACATCATCCACAAAAGAGGGGAGCTGAGCAGCAGGAACGCGACCACCATCGTCAAGCGTGGCAATGCCATTGGGCGATCCCTTCTGAGCCTCGAGATCCGCGAAAGCCAGATCAGAAATATCTTTCTTATCAAACTCAGTCAGGACATAGGTATCGCCCTTGTCACCTTTTTCGCCCCGAGGACCGACAGGACCTACATCGCCAGTATCACCTTTAGGTCCTTGAATACCCTGAACACCCTGGATGCCCTGTTCTCCGGTATCGCCTTTATCGCCCTTCTCGCCTCTAGGGCCCTGAATACCCTGGACGCCCTGTTCACCAGTATCACCTTTGTCACCTTTAGCGCCGGTATCACCCTTATCGCCTTTAGGACCCTGAGGACCAACAGGACCCGTATCACCGGTGTCGCCCTTTTCGCCTTTCTCACCACGAGGACCGACCGGACCGATATCACCGGTATCGCCTTTTTCACCCTGAATACCCTGTTCGCCCTGAGGACCGGTGTCACCCTTGTCACCCTTGTCGCCCTTATCGCCCTTCTCACCCTGAGGACCATCAAACTCGCCACTGTCTTTCGCTTCAGTGAGCGCATTTTGAATTTTCGTGTCGACAGTATCGAGTGATTCGCGCATAAGGTCGTTTGCTGTGTTCAGAGCACTTACTGCCTGATCAATGACCGTCATCTCAGTCGGCTCAATGTCCAGATCTGCAGGCTGAGGTTTGGCTGTAACAGGAATAAACGCGTGTCGTACTGTAACGCCGCTATTCTCATCAGACACATAGACATATGCATGTATGGGCAAACCGGATTTCAGGAGTTCATCGGGAACGGGAGCGCCATTAGCATCGCCAAGAACTGTGTAGGCCGTAGCAGTAGGGGAGTTACTCATGTGAACCTGGTATGATGCAGGCAGTTTGAGACCATCAAACATGAGCACTCTACCAACGTCATACTGATAGACGGCATTGGTGCGAACGTCATTACGTCCTCTGCCAAAAACAGCATGTATAACTTTTAATTCATTGACGTCCATATGGCGCGCCCCTTTCCGATATTGGATTATTCATTTGTTAATTGAGCCAGAATCGCTTCCTGCTTGAGAATCTCAGACCTCAAGCCAGTAGCAAGGACAAATCGGATCGATCCAGATCCGGTATAAGATACAGTGGCGGTCACGTTTGTCAGATCAGACCCGAGAGTGTCTGCGAAGTAAACCACTTTGTTATTCTCCACGATGGTAAACGGATGCACCTCTCCGCCAAGATTAAAAGAACCGCCAGCAATTTCCACCGAACCATCAGCAATAACAGCGAGTGTAACATCCATATTGGCTGAGACGCTTGCTGTTATCGACAGTCCAATTTCACCACTGGCGCCGGTTACAGACTGTGCAGTACTGTACTTGACGCCAATACTGGCATCGATCAGAGCCTGCACCTCTTCTGTGGATCCTTCAGACGAACCGCCTGCGATAACATTCTGCGGCAAATAGCCGTCACCATTTGGATCCTTAGCAAAAAATTTATTCGGTCTAAGCGTGTACGGCATATTGCGTCCTTCCTTATCTTCTACCCAAGATCTGATTCGCCATCTGCGAATACTGATTAAACTGATCCTGACTCATCTGGCCAGACTGAATGAGATTCTGCACGATCTGCTGAGGATCTCCATTGATCATGTTGCGAAACTGCTGCAACTGGGCCATGAAGTTCCCACCAGGTCCCATAGGCATCTGACCAGGCATGTTCATCTGATTAAACAACGGATTTGCCATAATTACCTACCTCCTCGATCATTATGGTTCTGGCCGCCATTTTGATTATTTGGCTGGGTCTGTAGCATGTTCTTCAGTTCATTCTTGAGCGACTCGAAGTCGTCCTTGGTTACAAACTTGCTCATGTCCTGCTGTTCAGTCGTTCCAGACATTCCACCCTGATTCATAGGTGTTGGAAGAGCGCCTGTCTGAGGTTCAGGTTCGATCGTGTAGCGAAGCTTCTTGAGCGGCGCTGGACGACCGAACGCATCGACAGACTTCAGATAAATCACCATATCGTTATTATCCCAAAGGGCCATATACTGTCCTGCAGGATGAGTCGGAGGAACCTGATATGCTCTGGCAGCAACCTCGCCGTCAACCCAGATCATTGTCGGATTAACCTGCTGAGGCTGCTGGTACTGCGGCTGCGCATACTGAGGAGCCGGTGCACTTGCATAAGGTCCAGTTCCGGTATAATTCACTGTAGGAACATTGTTCGGATAACCAGAATAATTGTAATAGTTCGGCATGAGAAAACCCCCTTAACGAATTCTCCAGAAGAAGCTCGGTATCTCGGAACCTGAATCCCAACTGTCATAGTAATTGCCATCGATCACCGCAACAGCATGACTGCCAGTTCCAATGATGTACGTGCCTCTCGGATAGAACTTACAAAACTCTCGAATAGTGATACACATCGGACATGCGCGAGGAAGAATGAACGGCTCAAAACCTTTTTCATACAAATACCGTCCCCAAACAGGATCTGAGGACGGCATGTTGTAAACACTTCTGCCAACGGCGCAGATTTCATCATAAACCTGTAGCCATGGGAGATCCAAAGCTACACAGATGGCCCGAACAACACAGTCCGGCACCATCTGTCCAGCTGGATTCGGATTAACTTTAACCCACATTTGTTTCAGTTTCCTTCAGGTACTTGCTCATGACATAGCCGACATTCTTGTATTCAACTTTGCACCAGGTGCCATCGTTCTCAACAACATTCACTTCAGTTCCTTCAGGGAGCTGTATGGCGACGGTTGAGTTGCGATTGGGTTTCCTACGAACATTTACAGACGTATCATTCGGTACATCAACAACGGCTTTTCCTGTTCCAACCACTGGATCCACCTCATTTTGATTTTCTTCGGCGCCATAATCGACGCCTTTCAACAGACCATAGAATCCCCAAGTACTGAGACTGGTCTGAACTACACCAGACTGGGTACCCTTGGCTTCGATGACTTTGCCATCTCCGACATAGAGTCCCACGTGGTAGTAGTCCCAGCCATCCGCGTACTTGGTTCCAGGACGACGCTTGAATACAGCGGCACCAACTGGAGGAGGCGACTTGATTTCACCGGTCTCCACACAGTACTTACGATACATCGTGTTGGAGCCGTGATACATATATCCTCCGAGCTGCTTGAATGCCCATGCGAACATGCCGGAACAGTCAGACACATAGTGCCCAATCCATTTGGATCCGTATTTCTTGATCGTCTCATCAGTAGCAGCGGCCTGGAGTTGAGCAGTCCACATAGAACCAGCTTTATTTGCAATGTACCCCCATTTGTTCTTGAGGGCGTATTGAAACTTCTCAACAAGAGCAGATGGTTTAATCATAAGCTATCACCCTTCGGCTTCATCAGTGAATTCCTGATGGAACTGTTCGTCATCCCAAGGTTCTTCATACCCCATAGCACGGTTACTGTCGCTAAGTCCTACAGTCGTCGGATCTGCGATAACACCCAGCAATCCAAGCAGATCCAGAATCTGATTGACAATCGCCATGAGATTCTTCTGCTGGAACTCCGGAATAACACCGAGCATGTCCAGTGCGGTATATACAAAGCTAACGATCAGAGCAATGAATGAACCAAGCCAAACTTTGTTCTTGAAACGAACTTTCCAATTGATTTTCATGATTACTTCAACTCCTTAGAGACGACAAGCCAAATACTTCATCAGCTCGTCATGTGCTTCTTTCATCTTGTCAGGATCATCTGAGCTCCCCGTTATGACAAGTAATGTCTTGCAGATAGCAATAAGGCCCTCCCTGGTATCCTTTTGGGAAAGCATGCTCTCATTGATCAGCTTCTCATGGTTATCAAGGCGGACCTTATCTTTTGTCAGATTCTTCTCAATATCCTGAAAACGCGGTTCCAGATCTTCCAGAACCTTTTTACTTACCCGATCTGCTAAATCTGGTTCTCGCATTTCCCTCATACGTCTACTCCGCTCGATCTCATTCCGGATAGAATCAAACACCTTATAAATGATCATGAATAGTAGGCAAAGACCGATAATACCATAAATTGTAGTCCACACAACAGATGGAGTAAGCCCTTCCACAGTCGGCATATAGGATCACCTCACAGCATTTTGAATATTATGGGTTACAAGGATCCGTCTCCGAATTTAAAATTGACAACACCATTGCCACTCACGATCAGACTGTTTCGTCCTCGAGCGACCGGGACAGGAATGTACACTTGCTCTCCGGTTGTGGTGACTGTCTTGGTAAAACCTCTGAAACTAACGGTGATCGAATTGCTAGCACTAAGCTCTATGACCGTCATGGCAATCGTGAACGGATAGTCATAACCATGAATGATGAACTCCATCTGACCATTTACCGTGAGATTAATCAGCGGATCCCAGTCATCGTCGGTCTCAAAGTTAAAGGTATCCCAAAGTGTAGGATCGACACCATGCGTGCGAATTGCATATTTGTATGGCTCTACTTGGTAATCAATTACAATTTTGCTGTTTGTTGCTTCTGACGCCCATGAGTTCAGAACAAACCGACCAATGTAATAGTAACCTGGATCATCGTCTGTCAAACACATATACAATCGTTTGCCGTTAATGAACGATTTGATCCGCTGATACAGAGTAATCCAATTCTCGTGATCGTTGTCAACGAAAAACTGAAGCTGACCAGATCGATCTGCAAATGTTACTCTACCAGCAAGATACTCGGTCATATCAATTGAGCCGCCAGCCGGACAATCGATAAAAGACAAAGCCGGCTGCGGGAAAGCCATTGTCGGACGTGATGCAGGAATGAGATGCCAGTCTTCCCATGAGTTCATTCCAATCAGAGTGCCAGCATCGACAGATTCGGACGTCAATGATTCAGCGAATGTTACCGAATGATACAATCCTGCTCACCTCCATCTCAGTTATAAGGGTTCGTGCGTGGCAACAGAATACTTATATGGTTTGAGTCGATAGTCAATCGTAATTTTACTGTTCGATGCTTCAGACGCCCAAGCATTGAGTGTGAACCTTCCGACGTAGTAAAAATCTGGATCATCATCGGTCATGCACATGTAGATCTGCTTGCCATGAAGATACGTTGCGATGTTCCTGTAGATTGTGATCCAGTATTCATGACCGTTGTCGACATAAAACTGAAATTGACCGGAAATATCAGCGTAAATGATACCCCCGGTCAAATATTCGGACATGTCAATTGATCCATCCCTGCCTGGAATAGCTATGAGCTGTTTCTGTGGCTGCGGTGGAGGTATTGTCGGCCTGGAGGCAGGAATCAGATGCCAATCTTCCCATGTGTTTATACCGACAAACGAGCCTGATCCAATGTTAGCTATATCATCGGTGAACGTTAGAGAATGGTACAAAACTCATACCTCCTATTTCTGGACTGATTTTGAATTATTCTGTGGGTTCCTCAGAAGCCGGTTCATCAGACGATGTCTTGTTGCTGGCCATGCTTTCAGTGCATTTGGTAATCAGTTCGAGAGCAGCGACCATGTGCTGCATGTTGTCATATCCGGAAACCGACACGTGAGTCAAATGACCCACAGCAAGTGTAAGGGCATCGTAAATTGTGATCTTATTGTCTTTCATGAATTTTTACTCCTTTATTTCTTTGAGGGCAATGAATAATAGGTTTTAACGGAACCGCCATATCTCCATACTTGGCTCTTGCCAGTTGCTATGTTCGCACCGCCAGTAGGTGCAACGTACAGATTAGCCTTACTTCCATTATTCCAAGTACTATAACCAGTGAGACATGTTTTGGATGTGGCCGCATCAATGCAGTCATTCCAGCCGGAATTGTAGGCGGAAGTACCGGCTGCCGCATAACCATCAGAATAACCTTGGTTGTATGGCGTAAGACCGCTAACCCAAATCGACAGTCTGGTGTCACCACCAGCATAGATGTAATAGGTTAGAGATCCAGCATTTCCTGCAGACGAATCCCATGAAGGGTTGTTGTGTGACAATGAAATTTGTTTCCATTTTCCTGAACCAGAGGTTACAGTATACGTAGCGCCGTTCCATGAATCAGACAAAGCGCCACCGTCAGATTTGCCTCTGCTGTAACCGCCATTGTACCCTGCGCTATATGCGTTGGATGCATCGACCGAGAGTGTCGCTCTAGCTTCACCGCCGGCATTTGGCATAGCTGAAACAGGAACTGAAAGGTATCCATTGGAGTAGCTCGGGGGAGTACTGTCATCAGTCAAATAAATTGATTTAACGCCGATAGCCGCTTTGTAAGTATCGGTATCGGCGATATTAAAATTTATGTCCGCCGTTCCAAGAAACGAAGCGAGTTTCTTACCATCAACAGTGAAATTGTGCCAATCAGCATCAACGCTCACAGGCACATCTTGACCACTTGGTGTGTCTGTGGTTACAAGTTTTCCGGCAATAACTTTAGTTGCGGAAATGACCGAAGCAGTAATTCGACCTGCCATTAGATCATCGATTTTTGCTTCAACAGCATCCAATCTTGTAACGGTAGCATAGGCACCAAGATCAACCTTGCTGGCTTGAATTTTGACAGTCGTTTCTCCATTGTTGATCTTATCGACCATGACACCAGCGGTCAAATTATCTTCATCATACAAGCCGAACTCAGTATTGTTCTTCCTGATTCTCAATCCACCACCGGATTTAACGACAACCCGTCGATTAGCGCCTTCTCCGACGACATCAAACTCGCCGACAACACCAGTAATATCATTCCGATTTGCCCAAAGAGTTGACCCACTAATTGTTGACAGACTGACTCCGTTGTAAGAATCCCAGTTCGCTTCAGTTACACCAGTAACATTACCTATGAAGTTCTTAACCTTAATGATCGTTTGGTCACTATCAAGATCGAGCCAATCAGAGGATATCTTGGTTTTTGTTACTCCGTTGCTCATTTTCTCAACCATGACGCCAGCGGTTAAATTATCTTCGTCATACAGACCGAAACTAACCGAGGAGCCGTCTGGTTTTGTAACTTTGCGTAGAATACGCATATCATCGAATTCGACAGTATTTGCATTACCGTCAATTGATGCTTTTCCACCAAATACCGTAAACTTAAGATTCTCTGGATCGACTATCAGATCGTCGATACCGATGCTTAACGAATCTCCAAGCAAATCGCCTGCTAACTGAGCAAACGTCGAAGTGCCAAGCATTTGCGCTGTCGGATCTGGATTCACCCCACGAAATGCATCACGAGCATTTTTTGCCATTTTGACAAGTTCCTTGTCTTTAAGCGGTCCCTTCGGATTACCGTCATCATCAACCAAATTTGCCAGCCAACTACTTGCGGCTCGATCATGGGTAATAACCTCGGCTTTATTTAGTGAAACGCCAATCGATTGAGCATAATTGCTAACACCCTGTCGCCAGCTATCACGAGCCTCTAGTAAATCGTCATACAGGCCCGTGTCTTGAACCGCCCGCATAAACAAATCCGGATTTTTAGCAAAGCCTGGGAGTGATAGCAAAGTACCGAGCTGTCGACGAGCGTTCAAAGGCAACTTTTTTATTTGTTTAACAGCATCTTTAGGATCTGTGAATTTCTGGCCATGTTCGTCATATGCCAGAAAAGCCAGCTGATCATCTAGAGGAATGTTTTCCTTAAAGTTGGCCTTGAGTGTATAGGCAAGATTGAAAGCATTGGCTTCTTTTCTTTGTTGCTCGGCAATATCTTCTTCGTCGTCGCCTCCGCCACCGCCTCCGCCGCCACCGCTTATGGTGCTGTCGGAAGATTTGCCGCCAGAGCCTTTCTTGTTGGCGACGCCATAGGAAGCGTTCAGCATATTGTTTGGAATGCCGATCTTGTACTTATTATTCCATGGTTGATAAAGATCGTAGTCCACAGAAATGACGGTCAGTGTTTCTTCGCCAGCAGCTGGATGGACCAATGTCACTTCATCGCCAGCCAAAATAGGTTCAGCCGAAGGATCGAATGTGGCCATGTCAAGAGCAGTTACGTCGTAGTTGACAAGCTGTCCGACGTAATTGTTCTTAATCCAGTCTACAGCATACGAAACAAGTTTGTCCTCCATATCTGCGTTCTCGAAAGTGACGATTTTGAATATTCTGCCATAGTTATCGATGGCGTGAAGATAATCGTCCACGGTATGATGACCGAGATTCAGTTCAGCTGGATCTATAAGATTGCACGTGACCAACTCTGGAACGTCAATGTAGTTAACCTGCGCATGACCTTCAACGAGATTCGGCCAATAGTGTGACAAATACAGATCCTTGCTGTTCTGTTTGCCAATAGGAATGACAGATGTGAAAATGTTATCAACTTCAGCGCTGCCACTAAAATTGATCAGATTCCGTGTAACTTCGATTCGTCTACGGCCATCAGCATTGCTTCTGAAATACCTGTCGAACCAATCGAGATAAACGTGAGTGTCATTTACATAACGAGTACGCCAATATCCTCCGAAAATACCGAGCAAATCTTCGAATCGATTCATGGTATTGTTCCAACTGTTGTTGCCGAATTTCTGATTAATCTGTTCAGCAGAAGGAATAATCTGCTGTTCGTGAGCAACGGCTGCGGTGTAATGACCTGGATACTCACCCAGAATAAAATGCTTATCTTCTTCAGACATCGCATTATGCTGTGCAACGAGTTGTTCGAGGTAAACGTCCACACTAATCGTTGGGCGATCGTCTTCTTTGCTACCTGGCTGTGGCGTATCCAACAGGAACGCAAAGTCGCCTTCGCAGTGGATTGACTTCACACCATTCATGTCGATATCGATCGTCAGAACTCGACCACGGAAGATTGTTATACCGACGTATTCAACTCTGAACAGAGTCTTTATCTGGATTAGCCGATCGTAAAAGGGATGCTCGGGATCTATCGAAAATTCAAACGTAGATGCTTTGCCTATTTCACCTTTTACTCGAGGATTGGTTATGGCATACTCTGTATTTATCGGAACTGTTTGAAAGAGGGTGGATGTCGTAATGACAGAGCCACCCTCATCAAGAAAGTTTTTAATGAAAATGTTAACGGTGTTCACCAAATCACCTCAATTACGGTTTGCCGCCACTGCTATCTCCGGCGTTCCTTCGACTTGCATAGAAATTACCACGACCCAAGGTCTGGTCCATACCAGTCGAAATACCGCCAATGAGAGGACCACTGTTAAGCACGATTCTAATGTTTCCGATCTTAGTGCCAAGCGCGTCGACCCGTGATCCAACGCTATTGACAGCGGTAATAACCGGTGTGAGATCTGTAGGATTGAGAACGTTTACGTCAAACGAGTTGAATACACGACCAGCAGCATTGCCGGCATTAACGGTATCAAACCCAGAAAAACCATAAGAGGACAAGGACGATTCGAAATCAGTCATGTTGAGAACCGGTGTAATCGTAGGACTTGCGTTGAGATCTGTAGTAATGACAGAGTTGATACTAGCCATGAGCGTTGAAACGGTCGTCAATATAAGATCAGTTCCGCTATTAATTCCTGCTGCAATACCACCAGCTATTATCTCACCAGGCGATTTGAATTGCTCATTGTTGAATGTAGTGGCAAATGAAGTTAAACCATTTGCCAAACTCTCAAAAGCTTCAAGTGCACTGACATCGATGTTGCCGTTCTTGTTGAATGCAACAGAGATACTTCCGGCGAATTTTGAAATTTTGTAGGCGAGAGCATCCATTTCATTACCACTAAAAGCTTCGTTGAGATAGTCGAACAAATCGGCAAGTTCCCGAATGTAATATTCAGCGCCGAGAAGACTACCAGACTCCGGGTTGATTACGAGAAGACTATTAGCGATCTCGATCAGTTTGCTAGCAGCGGTCAATGCCCCCAGAACAACTTGGAGATTGAACTCATCGACGCCTTCGGTGCCAGTAAGCGTTTTGGAGAAAGTACTGAGCGAGGTACCAAGAACTTCAATATGCCCAGCCAAGGTTCCGAGTGTTGTAGCACGGCCCTTTATGAGTTCAACAAGGCCACCTTCATTCACCTGAGGTATCGTTCCCTGAATAGCAACCAACTGGTTCAGAACGAGCAAAGCGTTTCTCATCTTATCAGAGTAATTGAAACCTTCGTCGCCTTCAGCCTCTGTACCATTCAAGGCATTCGAAAGTGTTTTCAGGTTAGTTCCCAATTCACCAATGCCTGGAGCAAGGTCACCGAGACCTTTCTTATGGCCTTCAATCTTTTGCTTGAGACCGTCGACCTTATCGTCATCGGGCATACTGGCCTCGATTCCGACTAACTCGTTGAGTACAGACAGCGCGTCTTCAAGTGACTTGGAGTATTCAAATCCGCCAGTTTTGTTGCCCTCGGCATCAGTTGTTGAACTGAGTTTTGTATAAAACACGTTCATACTCTTGCCGAGTTTCTCAATCTCACGGCCGAGATCGTCGAGACCTTTTGCCTCGCCCGCAACGATCTTAATCAAGCCACCAGTATGAGGCATGTTCGCTGCGAGTTCACCAAGCAACTGTACCGCATCCATCGCATTGTCGAAGTTTGTAACTTTGGTCGTATCAACATTTCCTTCAGCATCAACGTAATTGACCGAATTAGCGAATGAAGCAAGTGCTTGACCTAACGCGGTAATATCGCGCTTAAACTCTCCAAGAGTCGTAACAGTAACGTCATTGTTAGGGAGAACGTTAAATACCTCGAGCTTATCTTCCGTCAATTTGCTGTTAATGTCGGCGAGAGAGTCGAGAGCACCAAGGCCTGAGGAGAAATCTGTTCCAGTTGTGAGGGTAGAGAATGAATTCAATGCTCCGCCAAGAGCTTCAATACATGTTGCGAACTCACCAAGCAGCGAATCAGAAACGTCTGCGTTGTGAAAAACTTTTGCAACCTTAAGTTTATCTTCTGTCAGGTTGGTATTCAGAGTTCCGAGAGTCGTGAGCGCTGCAAGACCAAGATCTGAATCGGTATTAAACCCTGCACATGCGGCAGCGAAATCCTTCATGGCTATCGCAAGTGCTGCAAGTTCTGAACCGAATAAAGAAATTTCGCCTTCAGCTGGCATGTTTTCTGGTATTTTGAATCCACCAGAACCGTCTTCGCCAGACAGAGACGAACTTATAGCGTTCAACACGCCGACGGCTGCTGCGATCTTCTCTGGATCGGCCGGTGTATCAACATCTGTCAATTTGCCAGCTCCGGATGCATAAACAGACATAGCACCACCAAGAGTGCTAAGCTTTGACGACAAACCTCCAAGCGGAAGCTGAGTCAAGGTCTTAATGTTTTCGGCCTGATTAAACAGCCGCTCCAAGAAAGAGAGACCGAAGTTCTCATTGGACGAAGACATATCAGCGGTGAGTTGGTTGAATATTGCCAAGCCTGCACCGAGTAATGCAATCTTTGTTGGGAGATCGCCAATATTAACGGTTGTTAAACTCGGAAGCAAATCTCGTATACCAACAAGAGCAGCATATGTCTTTGATCCGTAGAAATCCGGAATAGCGTCGTCTTGGTAGAACAGCAATTCAAGACCAGCTCGAATATTACCCATCTGAACACTGAATGCATCGATAGTACTGTTGAAATCCTTGAATCCAGAAAGTGTCTTGAAAGTTTCATACAAAGTCGTGAGTTTCGTTTTAATAGAGGTTATCGATCCTTCGCCGACACCGCTAAGTACTGTAGCGAATGCCGCTATGTCGTCAGCCACTGGTGCGAGTTTGTCGAAGAACTTGGCAACGCCTTCACCCATGGACTCCATTATCAACGGAGCGAGCAATGAGAAGACAACGGTTAGCGCAGCAACAACGGCAGAAAGAATAAGAATGCCCTTGAGCGCTTGTCCAAGAGTCAGCTTCGACAGTGCAGGCAGTGTTTTACCAATGACACTAACCATCAAAGACAGACCACCCAAGAAGGATGCGACAAACTCCCACGGAACATTCATTGCCGCCAATACGCCGATAGCTATAGCAACCACGGCAATGACAAGGGCAAATGTCTTAAAGATCGATTTGAGCTGGTTCATGCGCTTTTCGCTGATCTTGCTTCCGGTCTTTATCAGTTCGGACAAAGACCACATAATTGCAACGATAGCTCCGAAACCAAGAAGTGCTTGCCCGGGTTTCATCTTACCAACAAGGTACGCGATAAACGCGAGAGCAGTAATGGTTCCGATCAAGCCTGTTATTTTAGAAACGTTCTCGATATTTTTCGTTTTGACGAGGAATACACCAATCATTGTAAATATGAGAGCCAATCCAACCACGCCCTGCAGAGCTTTCCAGGGGTCCATGGCAGCTAGCATTTTGACTGGGATCATCAACAAACTAATAGCCACAGCCAAACCAATGACACCCTGAACTTTTCCAACTTTGAAGTGGCCTATGATCGCCAAAAGGGCGCCAAGCATTACAACAATTGGAAGCAAGCGCACGACGCCCTTCCAGTAAGATGCCGGGTCTTTCATTTTGCCAAGTAATGTCGTTACTAATAATAGTGCTGAAATAGCAACGACAAGGCTTATAAGACCCTTCGGATGCGAATCTCCAGCAATCTGAGCGACGAATGCAAGCATTCCTGCAATAAGCAATATTTTTCCAACAGCGTCAAATATTGAAGGCCATGGCGTATCTGTCATGGTCGTAAGCATTGTGCACAAGATATATACACTGCCGGCGATAGCAAGTAACGCAATACCATTTCCAGCGGTTTTCTTGGCTATATGACCAGCAATGAGCAGCACAGCCAAAATGCCGACGATTTCAAGCGCCGGTGCGAGTAAAGATTCGGGTTTAATGTCTTTGAGTTTGAGCAATGCTTCAACAACCACATAAATGGCGCCGGCAGTAAACAAAAGATTCGGACCTATTTTACCGAGTCCGTTGCGCACGTTGTTTGTCGTTGTTGTGTTAAACGAATCGTTGAAATGTATAAGGTTCGTAAACATGCCGGCTAAGCCTTCAAAAGTAAACTTGAACCCGCCCTGTTTTCCATATGCCTTACTTAACGTATTAAAAGCTTTACCAAAGGATTTCATTCCTTTTCCGAAACTACCGATACCAGCACCAATCTTTCCGACACTTCCAGCCCATTTAATACTGGCCCAAAGCTTAAGGAAGTTCATGATGTTATTATAGAATTCAGTCCAATTGTTTCCAGTAATAATCTTCTTAACTTTCTGAACATACTCGTTCTGGAAGATACTAGGGATCGTTACTGTGAATAAAGTATGGAAGAACTCTTTAATCTTGTCAAAGATCGTTCCAAAAGTAGTTTTAATCTTAGACAGTAGATTAGACCCATCATCAGTTGGGGTAACGGCGTCGACAACTGCCTCGGTAACTTCATCGCCAAATTCTTCAGCCTTTGCAGAACTCGAGAACAGATTCAAGAGCCCACCAACGATGGCTTCCAAAAGACCACCAGCACCGCTAAGTGCTCCAAGAATCTTACTCTTAACTGTCGCCAGAAGTTCCGGCATTTTCGTGCTGAAATTAGTAAAGAACTCAACTGCCGAATTCCAGGCATTTTGAAGTTTTTCTTTACTAAATACCTTGGTGAGAATTGGAAATATGGTCTTGAATGCTTTGCTGTCCTTGATAGAGGCTTTTAATGTTTTGCCAAAGTCCTTCATGGATGATAAACGTGATGGAATACTATTCACAAAATTGAGAATCGAATCCAGTATTGGTTTAACAGTATCTGAATTGATGATAGAACTGATAAACTTGCTTATCGAATCGGCAAGATAAATGAAGAAATCACCAACGGTACGAAGTAATGTCCCTTCGCCGACAAGTGTTACAAAACTCGAGGCCAGATCAAAGATAAACTTCACAATAACATTTATCACGTCTGCAAGTGGTAGCACTGCCTTAAACAGTCGATCTAACCACGGGCTGATCGGATCTTTTCCCACATCAGTTGGCATCGACTTCTTGAACAATGACGTGATGGCCACTGCAAAATTTTCAACAGCTGCTATTGCCGGCTTAAACCGGTCAACGATCATTGAAATAAAATTTCCAACGCTTGAAATAATCCCAGTAATTGAATTGAACGTCGAATATATAATCGCTCCGATAGAGCCAAGCAGATTGATTCTATCTAAAAACTTAATTATTGTTATAGTTAGATTTATGATGAGTCCGACAACCGTGTTAATAACATTTGCGACCGGCTTTAATATTCTTGCCAGGTTCTGGAAAAAGCTGCCAAGGGTATCAGCTTTAACTGCATCAGCCACAGCCTTTGAAAACATCTGAGACAGGACACTGATCAGCAATACTACGGAATCTATTGTCGGTTGTAGATACGAGACAAGTGTGAAAACATACTTAACAATACTTCCAAAAACATTGCTGATAAGAAGCACCGCGGAAAATATGGCTTCAACGACATGCTGAATCTGAACGAATCGACTTTCTGTCGCTCCCTCGGGTATCGTCTCAAAGAAGTCCCTGATGCCCTGTATGAAGTTGCGGACCTTATTGGTCATGGTGATCATAAGTCCGGCCAACCACTCTATCATCTTTTCCGGACGATTATCATAATCCTCAAGATCGAATGGATCTATAAAATTGCGAATGAACCCACGGAAAGCATTAGATATCAGGTCGCCTACCGAAGTGATAGCATCAAGAAGACCGAATGCCCCTTTGAAGAGGGTCCCGCTATCGGGAGTCTCGATCTCACCAACGATTGCACTCCACAAAGAGTCTCGACCACCGCCGGTGTTCCACCTTTCCAAAACGCCATTTCGAAATTTCACAAATTTTTCCAAAGCTTCTTCAGCTTTTATACAAAGCCCTGAAAACAGATTCATTGCATCTGACAGACGGCCGAATACATGTTCGTATGTTTGCATCCAGCCAGTGCTAAGCATGTCTTTTATAGCATTCAGTGCATCCTTAAGTGTAACGCATCGTTGAGCTGCTATATATGCTTCTTTGCCTATGCCATTTTCGTTGTCGCCGAACGTCTTAAAGACTTGTTCCATTGCAGCCTTGTTAAACCATTTGAATTGCAACGTTTCAACGAAATTATCCAAGTTAACTTCTTTATTCTTACTTTTTGTATAAAACTTACCATTCTTTTCAGTCAAAGTTCCAACTGCCACAGCAGCTTTTATAGCTTCATCACGAAACTTTCGAATGTCCATACCGGCATTTTGAATGCTTCGGTAGTCCATCTTCTGCATGTACCCAGCAGACATTGCCTGGCTAATGTTATACATGGCTCGCTGAGCTTCGGTAACTCCCTGACCTGCAAATGCAGCCCAGTTGGCAATGCCCTCCATCTCAAGTTCGGCATCTTTCAGATTAACGCCAACGGTCGTAAACTTGCCAATGTTCTTTGCCATGTCAGCAAAGTCATAACTGGTTTCGTCCGTATAGGTATTGAGGTCGCCCATGACCCTATAGACTTCGTCTTCGGTTTCGTTAGTTGCGTTTTTAATGGTCTGCACAGCTTTCAGCAAACCATCGTATTTCTCGCCACCGGCTTTTTCTTGAACAACCGTTAAACTTTTAGCAAACTGCTCTGTAGAATTAAGAGCACCCTGCCAAGCAGCTTTAATCTTTTTTGCAACATAAGTCGAAAGTTTACCGATGCCAGTTAATTCATTGGTTAATTTACCGATGTCTGCGGCCATTTGAAGGATTGACTTTGACGCCGTGCTGAAATCCATCATCTGTTTAGAAGCATCGTCGAAGTTAAGATCTTTCTTAAAGTCTTCAAGCGATTTCTGACTCTTTTTAATGTTGCTGTCAAACTCTTTGTTATCGAATACCGCTTTTGCGATTACGCTATCAACAACATTATCCGGCATGGCGATCAGTCACCTCCCAATTCAGCCAGCATTTCGTCGAAAATTGGACGGATGGCGGGAGTCACAAAGTCGTTGCCTCTAAAGTAACTTCCGCTTCTGGTACCGTGTCCTTTGATTAGTAACATAACTATGTTATCGCCATCTCGTGTTGCATTGGTGTTCTCCCACTGTAAAGAAATCGAATCTCCTTCTTTTACAATGCGATAACTCCAACTGGCCGCAGTCTTTCCGGTTCGTACGGGAGTTGCAGATTGCAACGCTTGGACACCCATTTCGCCATACTTTTCCAGCTTTTTAATGAACTGATGCTCAAGCATCTCATCGAAAAATGCAAAAGCTCTGGCGAAATTTCCCTTACGTTTAATCGAAACGTACGAATGCATAGTTATCACCTGCCGTGTGGTTTATGTTTTGCGGCGTGTTTTGCACGATACATGGCCGCCGTTTCAGCCCGAGACATTTTCTTAGGAGGTTCGTTCAGTTCACTGCATGCTCGTATTAAAACCATCAATCTTGACAAATGCCATTTCTCACATTCGAACGGTATTTGCAAACTTACCATCCAAGAGTAAATTCTTTCGGATGTGATGACCTTATGATTCGGACGCTTGCTATCGTCATCTTTAAACCAAGTTGCAGTTTTATTGTCTTCTATGTATTTTTGGACTGTAATTATGTCGTTGTCTGTAATACACTGATACAGATTGTCGTCTACACTAGATGTAAGTGTCATACAACGAATGTAATCGATTGTCTGCTCATGCGTAAGGCGTGTTCCGAGAAACGGAACCTTCCATTTTGATTCCCAACGACTTATAGAGATGAGACTGTGCTCCAGCTGTATCGTTCGAGTCTTGACACTTATAAAACGATTCGTTGCTTCATCAAACAGAATGACTCCGCTTTCATCAGTACCCTTTATCGTAAGCGAGAGCACAGTCATCACCTCATGCTATATGTTAGTCAGCAATTTTTGCGACATCGGTGTCAGCGTTATCAGCGTTCAGCTGCGCTTCTCGAATACCGGCTTCAACTTTACCACGAATGTTGGTGGGGAGCATGCCAGTCAGAAATGCAGCAATGCTGTTTTCATTCTCCAGAAGATCGTTCATCAGGTTATCGCAAGCTTCGGTCATGATGAATGATTCGCCAAGCTTACGTCCATATGGATCTTTCTTGAAGAACATGGATCCGTCGGGACTGCGTTCACCAAAGCTCTCTGTGATGAACATGGTGAGCAGATCGAGAAGCTTCGTAGTGTCCCTGTCTTCCTGGATTCTCTTAAGATAGTTCTCGAGACCGCCAGGAATACGGTTGTTGAGCAGACCAAATTCGGTCTGGTTCATACTAAAATAGAAGTCTTTAGTGCGTTCTTCGCCATCGAAATTGTGGTAGGTGAGGGTCTTTTTAATCATGAGTATTCTCCTTTCTATCGTAAAAAGAAAAGGGAATGTTCCAATGACAGAACATTCCCTTAAAAATTTTAGGCGATCAGTTCCAGCAGTTTATCAGGCATCGGCAGATAAGCATCTTCATCCGCAGTGCCATAAAGAGCATTCTCAATAATCGTCATCTTTCCTTCGGCAACCTTAGAAGCGTCGATGTCGATGGTAGAAGTAGACTTATGACCGGTGACAGGAACCGGAACGCTGTCGAAATCGAAGCTATACGGTTCAGTGTCGGGGCTGTCATTGATGGTCTCGTAAGACTTCTCACTGGCAGCAGCTGTGCAGTTGTAAACGATATGCAGTGCATAGGAAGTATACGGGTTACTGGATTCACCGATTTCGGAACGATAGCAGAAGCAGAAGGGATCCTTTGTCTGCTGACCGATTGTTATACCAGTAGCAAGAGAAGTATCGCCAATGCAAGAATCGAATTCCTGTGGATAGTCATAACATTCAATAGTGCCACCAAGCTTTTCCGTACCCCGAATACTAGCGTACAGAATGTTATCGGCATACAGGTCATTTGCATCGCCGCCATCGGGGCTCTTGGACACACTGGTAAGACCGTTCCACGCATATCCAAGCCACTTGTTCTGTGTAGCGTCGAACTTGTACAGAACACCCTTGCTTACGCCAAGGCTATATTTTTTCTCGCCAACGCCGTCCCAAGTAAGTACTGCCATGGTTTGTTTCCCCCTCAATAATATAGTGTGTAGGCATAGTGATAGAGATTGTCAGATTCGTAAGGCCTGCCGCTCATAGAGCACATTGGAAGATCGACAAGAATGTCGACTATAGGACTATCGGGGTTCCATGTGATAAACAAAAGCTCATACGCATGAAATTTCGCATAAGTTTTGTTGTCTGCAGAAAGCTTACGAATTTCTTTGAGTTCGTAGATAAGGCACGGGTATTGGATCTGGAGCGACTCTGGAGGCTGAAAATAAACTTGGACTGCCTGCTCTCGGTCTCCCATCGGCAACCAGATCCACCCGTCCGAAGTAGTAACGACCGAACCATAATTATTGAGTACATTAATCAAATGCTCGTGGAGCTCAATTCGCCGTTCGGCCATTATACCTACCTCCAAGTGTGAGAATGAGACGGGGGTAGAGGACTTCCACATTGGTAACTTTCCAAGCTACCCCCATCCATTTAGCGTATCGAATGGCAAAGAAATGCTCCCGAGCAAAAGGATCGGCGACGATACTAATCTCGTTGTTTATCACAACGTTATCGTTAATACCCTCGCCGTTTTCAAGTTTACGAATTGTTCTGGTCACATCACCATAGTAGGTTCTTTCGATTGGTGGCTTTGCGGCATCCCAAACGCCTGGGTGATGAGTAGATTCTTCGTTAATGACATATCCTATTTTTCCGCAATACCTTGCCATTTTGAATTACCCCGCTAAATTAAGGATTGGTGTTCGTGATTTCCTCTTCAAGAACCAGAGCACTGAGCGGACGAGTGTTGGCGCCAGAAGAACGAGTTTCCAGCAGGCTCTCAAGAGTGTTGAAGTTAATGTCGAAATCGGTGAAGTGAGTGATTTCGCCACCCTTGTTGCAGCCAAGGTAATAGTTGCTCAGATCGACAACGATACCCAGCAGACCCATGGTCTTGCCAGCGGTGGTCGTACGGGTCTTTCCTTCGAACTGTTCAACAGTGATAATGCTGTTGACGTTCAGAGCAGCACGGAGTTCCTCAATGGTGTTGTAGATACGACGGCCATTGCGGTCGCGAGCCAGCAACATCATGCTCAGGGTATGAGGCTTGATAAACAGGTCGCCACGACCGAGGTTCTCGGCATCTTCACGACCATACAGGAGTTCCTGCACGAACGTTTCAGCATGGACGAAGCCTTCACCGAAGTAATTTGCAGTATCGGAGCCCTGGAGTTCGGTCTTGAGAGTATCGAAGTCCACGGTGCGATGAATGGTGTAGAGTTCATCGTCGGTCCAGATAGGACGGATCTTGGTGGGATCGATCTTGTACTGATCACCATCATCGCGACCGTCACCAAGAAGAATAGCAGTAGCCAGTTCTTCTTCGAGAGCCATCTTGTCGATGTTGTACTGATAGTTCACGACGTCAAAGTCAGTGATATCCAGCACGTCATCACGATGCAGACTGGAACGGACATACACCGTCTGAGCATCGGTGGTACGATAGAGCAAAGAGTAGTTGCCAGTCAGAGCCTTCTGAGCACCCTTCTGCTTGTAACCCTTAGCACGGAGATTCTCCATGTTACGGATATCAGTGAAGCGGGTACGGATACGGGTCATCGGGCTCTTATGAACCTTCTTCAGAACCTGAGATACCCAACTCTGGTCATCGGTAAGCATTTCCGGAGCGCCGGACTTGATGTCCTTGTAATCCGGGAACAGAAGCGTAGTGCTCTGAGTGTCGAAGCCATGCTCAAGGCCCTGTTCATCGCAGTATGCCTTAATAGCATTCTTCAGAGTGCCAACAGAGGTGCTCTTGGCATTAGCGATGATCTTTTCCTCATCGGCATGGCTAAGAACATTTTCTTCAACAACAGTTCCCTTATCAAAAGCATTATGTTTCACGGTAGAGTCCTCCTCATCGTCTTCATCTTCATCGTCTTTGTCAGCATTATCTTCAGCATCTTTCTGAAGAGCTGCCTGAAGAATTGCCATGATCACGACCTTCTGTTCATCAGTGAAGGTCTTCATCACGTCTTCAACAGTACGGCCATCTTCTTTCTCGTCCTTAGGGGTTTCTTTTTCGTCTTCAAGTTCGGTCTTTTTGGTCTCTTCCGGCTTCGCCATTTCGGGTTCCTCCTCATCGTCTTTGTCTTTGTCCGAGTCGTCAGAATGATACAGTTCGCCTTCAACACCAGAATAGAACCAACCCTGAGTACGATCTTCGACCACCTCGCCGTCGGCGTTATGGGCGACAAAAGAATCGATCATCGCTCCAGGATTTGCTCCAGCCAGCACGAGACTGACTTCACGGATTATGCCGTGCATAACCTTGCCGGCCTGTTCCTGGAGCTTGTTGGCATAAATGCTAAGAGCGGTAATATCACCATGCTCAACGAGCTTCTTGGCGTTCTTACCGCTCTCAGTGTCGTTAAATGTAGCATACGCGAACACGCCGTCATCTCGATTTTCGAGAATTGCATGACCGAGTACGTTGCCAGGTTCATCGTGGCGATGGTTCCAAACAAGCGGAACTCGTTTTCCATCGTCATCAATGAACGCATTTTTCATGATTGTGCGACCATCAGAACAACGAATGTTGTTTTTAGTCGCATAACCACAGAAATCATACTTCATTTTGATTTTCCCCCTGCTTGACAGAATCTGGCAATATTAGATCAGCATAGTGTGATTCCTCAGCGGTAGGCTGTTTGCTCGCTTCTACCGGAACGGCATTTCCATTCTGGTCAACAGCCTCAGGAGGAAGCGCTTGACCAGCCGGTTCACTAAGATTCTTATTTCTAAGAACATCGGCATTCGGATCTTTGCTCGGAGGCATTCCGATAGCCTGTCTGATCTCATTGCTCGTAACAATCTCGTTCCTTGTGAGCTTATCGGCCAATTCGGCAAGCTGGCTCGGAGCGATCATCTTAAGCGGATCTGTAAAGAACATAATTGATTGGTTATCCTCATCTCTAGCATCCTCGGTAAGGAACTTACGTTTCATCTCATCAGCGAATGCTGAGAGAATCGGTTCTATTACTCGCTGATAATAATTCTGCATGGTCTTATCATCGGCGGTTCCGTCAAGAATAGCCTGCGTTATACCGAGCTGACTGAACAATAAGTTCGTCAAATACTCGATCTGCTTCATAAGGTTATTCTCAACGGGTCTGTTCAGCTGAGTGATTCGTTCAGTACCGTCTGTATAAGCAATACCGTATTTTCCTTCACTAAGCTGCTGTTCAATGTCTTTGCGACGGATTTCGGCCTGCTGTCGTCTAGCTTCAGTCTTGATTACATACGGAAGCTGGATGATCATGTCCAAACGTCCACTGCTGGCATGCTCATCAACAACGTCCAGCAAACCAAGTTTACGAGCCAATCGAGACATCGTGCTGCTCGGTTCATTCATGACCGCGTAGAACGGATTCTCGACAATGGCTGTTGTGGCCTTTGGAACTTCGATGTCTTCACGTTCGCCAGTGCGTTCGTTATAGACATTAACCCTGACATGTGTTGGATACCAGTTCACAATTTTACCGGTTCTGATCGTGTAGATCTTGAAATTCTTTGAGTCTTTCGGTTCGTCATCAGTATCGATCGGAACCAGTGCGACACAACCTTCATCAAGCATACTTTGAACTGCATCCTGAACAAAGGCTCGACCAGTCTGATCAATATTGGCAGACAGCGTCAGGCATGAGTTCAAACCGGATTTAATAGTTTCGAGGTATCGTCCCTGTTCATCAAGTCGAACATGCAGAAGTGGGTTTTTGGCAGTATCGACAGACAGTCGATTGTAAACGGAAGTAATAATGCTTCGTTCATTACCTCGTGTGTATCGCATACGATCTGGACGGTAGCTATAACCGATTCCGTCACTCCATCGATGCGTGGGATCCTTATTCTTGAACACGTTCCAGGCCCGCCGGACTCGATCTAAAAAACTCATCGGTATCTCCTCCGTTATTTGTGAGATCTTGATTGGCCCATAGCGTACACAACACCGGATATCATCTTGCTAGTGATCTTTGTACGTTTGATTTTGTCCGGCACAACCACATCCATATCAAACATGATCACGGGCTGTCTGGCTTTAAACGAACCATAGATAGCATCATTTATGTCAAGAACAGCACCGTAACCTTGTTTTTTACATTCACTAAAAAAGCGGGCACGCTGCCGAAGCATATCTGTGCCTGCTTTTTTATTTCCCTGCCCATCATAAGGAATGCAATAGTTAAACATTCGATAGATCCGCTTAATATCTTCCTCGTCAATTTTCTCTCCGCTTTTTAGTTTATTGAGAGAATCACGAGCTTCCCGATATCCTCGGAATTTGTACTTGCTTTCTGTGAAGTAGCTAGATAGTCGATCGTTGTCAATAACAAAGTTATAGAAATCTCGACTCTTTTTGAACAATTCCCCGAAAATTTTAGCGCCAGAATCTTCACTAGCCACTTTTACGTCGGTTTTAAGTTTGGTATCTATTGCATATTTGCAATAAATTGGACTTCCCAAACTTTTTCCATTTTCGTCGGTTATGTTTTTGGGAGTGGCATTATTAAACAGGAAATCATACTGGTGTTTGTCGTAGAAATTGGTCGCAGCAAAGAACATATCTGCGCCTTTGAGTCGATCTTTGTTGTACGACAACGTTCGTAAGGTGGTTTTATCTGATGACAAAACTGTATCGAAATGTTTTTTGTTGTAGATACTATTTGGACTTTTTCTAGCTTCATAAATCTCTGTTACTTCAGACTTGCTGTAATCGCCACCACTCAACGGATATGGTGGACCATTACGGTCTCCCCATTTCTGGCCTCGAATGCCGTGGTGATACAGCTCGTCTTCTGTTACCAAATATACAGGCATCTATATCACCATCCTATGAAATCATGTATGCATCGGACTTATCAGACCACTTACCGGACTTAGAATACGCCTTATTAGCCCATTTCTGATACTTAGCATTTGATTTACGTTCTTCATCAGCGCTTATTATTCTTGTCTTCTGCTTATCTAAAGTATCAGCGCCGTCGAAAATAATCAACGGATCCATACCTTCTTTGGACCAACCGTTTTGGCCGCCGACACTTGCTTCATCAGTCATAGCATTGTAACCACGCTTCTTAAGCTCCGACACGACAGTCTTCTTGAGGGAATCGTTTAAACCAAGCGTCTGAGCAGAATAGTAATAACTTTGTTCTGGGGTCATTTTTCCGAACGAGTCAATGCACTTCTGCTTATACTTATTGAAAGCATCTTCGCTATACTTGCCGGTGGCTTCGTCGATTGACATATAATACGCCATCTCCGGATCGTTCCTAATCATCATCGTCAACCACGTATCGACGGTTTTAGCAACCAGTTCATGATCTTTTTTGACGGCGTCGTTTATAACCTCTGCAACTTCATCTCTTGATGGAAGCTTCAGATCTTTCTTAAGTTTGAATTCATGCTCGTATGCATTCTTAACTTTAGCGGTCTGTCTAATCCATCCGCCATTATAGTGGTTGCGGTCTACTTCCAGATATGAAACATAAGTCGTACCATCGGCATTAGCATCGACGCCGCCTGTAGTTCTGAACATAGTTGTTCCAGCAGGGATTGTTCTGGCTTGTCTGTAGGATTCATCACGAATACCTTTTTTAGCCGCTTTATTCATGGCTGCCTGCTTTTTATCAACAGCCTTTTGATCTTTAGCATTGAGCGGATAACGTTTTTCACCAGCAGGGGTAAGCGATCCGTCTTCGTATTGGAATCTGCGAACTCCCCACTTTTGCCCTAGAATCCCATGGTGATACAGCTCGTCCTCGGTTACCAAATATACAGGCAATAGTATCACCTCACTCAAATGCGTCTCGGTTTAGTTTGTATGCGACATAAGCGTCCATCATTGCAGCTACAGCGTCAATCTTCTGATCAGCACGACGCTTAAGAAGTTTGCGGTTGCCATTTGTATCTTCACTAACGACACAGTTACCCATAGCGTATTCCATAAGAGCTTCGTCGAACATGAGCATTCGCTCACCAGCGAGTTTCTTAAGTTCGCCAAGCGGTACAGATTCGGTCTTAGCGCCCTGAATGACTTTCTCAATTCCAAAAGGTCCATTTTCGCTTTCCCATCTGGAAATGAAGTCCTTAGCATTATACGGGTCATAGCCAACGCAACGTACGTCGTATTCTTGAGCAACGATGAACTGGTCAAGATCTTCATAGACATCCATCATATCCAAGACCGTTCCGTCTCGTACAACAAGACTACCCTCGTTAATAAACTCTGTGTATTTCATATGCATGGCTGGCGTTAGTTTATCAAATGTGAGCTGACTAATGTAATCACGAGTCTTAATTCCAAAACGCCCACCTGGAAGCGGGAACAAAAATGTAAATGCACAGAAGTCGTCGCCAAGACTCAAGTCGCAACCAAGAGCACATGGCATCTTCCAAAAGTCTTGTGGTCCATGTGGTTGAATTTCTTCGTATGTGAAGAAGTAAGTAAACCCTTCCATGGGAAGATTGAATCTCTTGGCAAGAATATCGTTTCTGGAAGATGGCGATTTCTCAGCAATCTCAACATCTCGCTGATAGGTTTCATAAGAGACTGTGGCACCGAGGTTCGGGTTAGCCTTAAGCCACAGTTCAGGTCTTGCTACTTCTTCGATTCGGTCAAGCTTGTAATACCAGATTCGACGATACGGAGCATTGATCTCGCCTCGAAGAACTTTAAGCAAGTCCATTTTGATGTCGTCGCCAATAGCGTTTCGAATTGTTCCTTCAGAACTAATTGCAACGATCAGATAATCAGGAATCTTGGCGCAACTCTGTCTTGCAGCATTGAGAACGTTGTCTCGAACGTCACAGCTTAGCCACTCGTCGATTGTTATGATCTTTGTTCGAATGGACTGAAGTCGATCGATTCGCATAGGGATCGTTTCAATGTAACTGTTCGTTAAAGACATCTCTATACCACGTTTGCTGGGATAGAGTTTCGGTCTCATTGCTTTGCTTCCGGTCGTGTTGTGAAGATTGCCTTCTGTAAGAAATTGGAACAAAGGTCCTTTTGCTCGAGTGATTGCTACTCGCAGCGGGGCCAATGTTTCCTCGGCCTGATCCGTCGTATAGGCAACAGCAACCTGATGGGTGGCTGTGGTATCTATAACCAGGAAATAAGCTTGGATAAGCGTCGCAAACAGCGTCTTTGCTGCACTTCTCGGAATGATAAGAAACAGCTCATTACACAGGCGACGCTTAATATACTTTTTGACATAGGTGACTTCGCCATTCGGCATGGGAACAGGAACATCCTGGACTTCGAAACGAAACCATGCAAAAATACTCTCGGCCCATAGTTTAAAGGTCGGGAGCAGATGCAGGTCTCCGCCGTCTGTCAAAGTCATCTCGTGCTCGCAGAAAGCGATAAAGCCATCTATAGCTTTGTCATCATAGTAATACTCAGGACTGGCGATCAGATCATCGATCCGATGCATCTCGAGTTCTATGGTTTCACAGATCGGAATTCGGCCAGCGATCACATCAGCTCTAAATTGACCATAATAAATTGGTACGGCTGTATTTGAGAGCATTAGATCACCCGATTATTTTCTTTACTGCTTCTTCAGACATATTCATGAGTGCGGCAATTTGCCTAACACCCATTCCGCCATCACGCATAGAACGAATTCTATTGACTGTCGAGTTGGCGTATTTAGCCAGTTTAGTCTCGTCTCCGGCTAGTCTCTGTAGCCGTTTCATTTCTTTTTCAGCTTTTGAATCGTTTTTCTTTTGTTCTTTAACCTTATCGTCTTCAGCTTTCTTTTTGGCAGCGGCTTCTTTATCAGCTTTCTTCTTAGCTTCGGCCGCATCTTTATCGGCTTTCTTTTTAGCTTCAGCCGCATCTTTATCAGCTTTCGCTTTCTTCTCAGCGGCTTCTTTTTCGGCTTGTGCTTTCTTCTCAGCAGCTTCGCGTTCTTTCTGCTCTTTTTGCTTAATTTGTGCTACTCGTTCATTACCGCCAAACAGCTTATTTCTATTTTCAGCAACTTGCGATGCCTTCTGGAACGCATCAGCTATCTTAGACACTTCATCGGATTTGAGGCTGAAAATGTCGACATCTTTATACTTGCTGAGATCGATGGGTTCTTCTTTAGTCGACTTGTCCGGAGAAGACGTATTAAGCAGCTTATTTCTATTTTCAGCAACCTGGGCAGCTTTCTGGAAAGCATCAGCAATCTTAGCAACTTGGTCGGACTTGAGACTAAATATATCGACATTCTTATACTTGCTGAGATCGATGGCATTATCCTTAGCCTGCTGCTCTTTAATCTTGGCTTCCATTTTCTCTTTGGCAGTCTGTGTAACCTTATCGACTACCATATTGAGGGTTTGCGTAGCAAGACGTTCAGCGGCATTAGTCAACAACTCTGTGGCTTTTCTTCGAAGAGGTGATTCGTCACGTGAAGACTGTTCACGAATTAACTCGTCCAATCTTTTCTCATTGTTTAGTCGATTTATACGAGCCTGAAGTTCCTGATCTGAGAGATTCCGAATATTCTTTCGTTCAGCCTCAGCGGCTTCTTGACGCTCTTTACGAGCTGCAATTTCCTGCTTCCGGACTTCACGTCTGGACAGTTTTTTAGGTGTACTGTCGGAACTTGAGGTAGCGTCAGAAGATGATGTATTGCTCGAACTCGTTTCCGTAGTGCTGCTACTGTCACGAGCTTCACCAACACCATAGTGGATTCGTCCAAGAGCCGTTAGACTCCCATCTTCGTTCTGATACAGACGCTCGCCATTCTTAGAACCTTTCGTCCGATAATGCATCAAATATGCTTCGGAAGTGTCTTCATGTTCAACCAAAGGATTATCCTCATCATCCTCATCGGGAAGAACATCATCCAGCATTGCATAAACAACCATCTTCTGCTCTTCATTCAGAGAATTGAGAACCTTAAAGAACTGATCGCCAAACTCTGTAGAATGACGCAGGAATTCCGTGTTCTTAGGCGGAACGAGATCATACATCTTCTGGCGATACTTGGCCAATTTGTATTCTCCACGTTTTGCCTTCATCTGGAATTTAAGAGATTTCATCTCGGACTTGTAATAGGATTTAAGCATCTTATTACGCCATTCATTATTAATGTCTGCCTTACCTCTATTAACCTTACGTTCATTCTTCTGAAGTTTTCTATCTTTTTTGTTGGCTTTTATTTCATACTTGTCAGCTTTGGATTTATACTCAGCAACTTTGTCTTCTTGTTTCTTAGACTTTTCATTAAGCTTAGAATATCGAGCTCTACCAGCTGCATTCAATGTTCCGTCGTCATTAGTATATCGTCTGACATACCACTTCTGACCCTTAATACCATGATGAGCCAAATAATCGGATTCTCTAACGATAACAACGCTCATGGCGTAGTCGCCTCCTTTGACGCATAGTTCTCAGCGGCAACATTCACACGCCATTCGAGTTCTGAAAGGATGTTGTTTGTACTATCCTTGACCGCTGACGATACTGGCGGATCGAATATCATCCGAACCTTTTTGCCGACATAAGTTATAACGTGGTTCAGATAATAGGCTTTGTCTGTCCCAATAAAATCAGCCCAGGTGGCATCGTCGCCTTCGATCTGGAAACCTTCCTCAGGTCCAACTCCGAGCTGAATGAGAATCGCCAAAACAGAATTAGTAATAGCGATAAGTTCCTTATCGAAGTCAGTATTCCCTGGATCCACACCACAAGCTATCTTGACAGATTCAAGAATGCTCTCATCCATAATAATTCCTCCTAATTCTTCCAAGGGCAGGTATCATTTGGCCTGCGAACGATGGGGTCTTTTGGGAGTCTGGCTGTGTTACCGTAATGTATGGCTTGATGAGTATCATACGAACAACACACCAGATTGTTTAAGTCTGTAAGCTTTCTATTCCAATTCTGTAAGTCAAGTCTTGTGATTGGATCTATGTGGTGAATATATACAGGACCATGAATGATGTAACCGTCGACGCCAAGATCGCAACCGTTGTCTCGGATGATGACCTGATCTCGGATTCGTTTCCAATCGGGCGAAGCATAAAACTGCTGAGCCAAATATCTCATGAATCCGAGTGTGTCGTCTGCGATAGTTCCATCTAGTGCCAGATAGTTGAAGCGATCCTCAAAAGTTGAGAACTCGAGCATACCAGAATATGTACGTAGATTAGATAGGATTGACATTGTCTTCACCGCCATCGTATCCGCTGTACATCTGCATCGCTCGCATAGCCTGTGTATACAATTCTTCAACTCTTGCCTGAGAAGCGAGAAGTTCTGTTTTAGCTGTCATAAGCTCTTTTTGTTTCTCCATGATCTCTCGCTCGATTCGCTCACGAGTCGTTGCTAGCTTGAGATAATGGAGAATGATCGAAGTTGGCGCTGTGCCTTCTACCAGTTGCTTCTTGGCTGCATCTACAGCAAGCGCAATAAGCTGGTTTTCATCGGCTTCAGTCGTCAACCCCGTGCGTGGAATAACTGGAGTCGTTCGAGACTCCGTACCATTCGCTGTTCTCATAAGTACATCGTCTCTTTCATTGTGTTTTGTGATACTTGGAGGAATCTGTGGCGTCGTTCATTCGCGCGAAAGGAGATCACGAGGCAGCCCTGTTTCCTCGTTGAAGACGCAAATGGCGGTAATATCGCATGAAGCAGCAGATTTAAGCCGAAAAGGAGGTGAAAACGGCTCAAACAGAAGGAAATCCATCTTGAAGGAGGTGTTGAGGTGTTAGGTGGATATACAACCCGCACAATCCAACGCCACAGACTCGTCCAAATATCACTCTAAAAAAGGTCCCCCGGAGGAATTTCTGACGACCCCGCGAAATAAGGGGGGAGTACCTGTTTTTTAGGCCCCCCATACCCCATAAATGGCCGTTTTAAGGCCTAAGGTAGGTATAATAGCTGATAAATAGCTTGAAAACGACGCAAAACAGATGCATTTTTGTTGTTTTGACTGCAGAATCAGCATAAAAACCTCGTAAAATGTCAGATCATAGTCGTTTGAAGGCCAGAAAGAACGTTGAAACGCGTGTTAAATGCGCTAAAAAGCATCGATTCAACAGATTATTGATGAAATTATTTGAATTAACAAGAGTTTTTCATGTCAAAAGTGCCGTTATTTATGCATTCAATTGTTTCATATGCTTCAAGTTCGTCTCTTGGATGCTTATCTCTGAATTTATGCGTTCTATTTGTTTCACAATAAGGACATGAACCATGATTACGGCATGATGCGAAGTAAACTTTTGATCCAATGTATGGTTTACGTTTCTCTTTTCCGTGTTTAATCGCTTTGTCTAAACTCATGAGCATTTCACGATCCTTTTTGTATTAGTTTTCATAGATGAGATGAAGAAAACGATCGAGATACAATAGAATCTGAAGATGAACAATGAATTAAACCTGTTCAAATACTCACAATGATCAACGTTAGTGCACAGACAAAACAGCACAGGGAGTATGTGGGCGGGTATAGCCACATGCCAGAGTACTGAGATGGCATAAAGCAATGCTTGGTAATGCCTTATGCATATGATTCACGATAGTCTAGCGAAAAAGAAAAGCGTCGATCACAAAGCTTCCAATGAGAAACAGAAACAAAACAAACAATCTTATGCAACAACAGCTACTTGAAAAGATTGATAGGGGTGCATACCATACTCCATGGGGGTAGTGACAAAGGGTTAGAAATACTGACCATATCCCAAGGCAATGATTGTTAGAACTCAAACAACAAAAGAATTGAGTATTCGAAGTTGATCGACAACAGAAAGATTGCGACGGAGTACGGTGGGGGAGGGGGGTAGAGGTATGTGATCAATGTTTTGTAAAATATCAAACAGCAGTATAACGAACCAAGATCAATGGTTTATACCCCGAGGCATTTGATAGGTCTGAGTGCCTAAAATATCAATGAGCATACTTGAGGTAAAAACGGCCTGTTTGATACTTTACCGTTATTGATACTTGGGCAACCAAAATATCAATAGACATATTCAAAGGAAAAACGACCTGTTTGATACTTCTACCATTATTGATACTTGTAGTAGCCAAAATATCAATGAGCATATTTAAGACAAAAACAGCTTGTTTGATACTTTTCAGTATTACAGGAGCCAAAATATCAATGAACATATACGAAAACAAAATGGCCTGTTTGATACTTTTGTCGTTATTGATACTTAGCAGTAGCAAAATATCAATGACAGCTTAATTGATAGATTTGAAGCCTGTGAGAACGTCGCCTTTATAATAATCGATGAAAATATCAATGGGTCACATACAACCAAAATGAGATTTTCACACTTTGGCATAACATTAACGACAAAGGCTTCTGAAAATATCAATGTAACTGCCTGGAGAATGCATAAAAGGAAAGGAGGTCCCTAGCGTGGTTCTAAGGACCTCCAAAATATCAATGAACATTATGCTGGTATCGGATCTTTTCGGTATGCAATAGTATACATGCCGGTAAAATCGAGTCTGATAATGTCCTGAATAGCCTGTTCAAGTGCTTGATTAATTTCATCTTCTGTCATTTCACTAGAAAGTCGACAGACGCGAGCCAAATATCCACACGAATAATAACCCTTTTCGATGTCGTATAAAAACCAAGACTTGAACTGTGTGAACGGATCATATGGATTATCAATTGTAGTTAGCATACAATCTTTATACACACAAATCACATCTCTTTCTTGTATTTGTTTACTGTGGATACAGACACATGCATGGTATCAGCAATCTGAGCCGCTGTCTTACCGGCCGCAATCATATTCTGAATCCTTTGCTCCTGACCGGCTGTAAGCTGCACGCCCTGATGCGGCATAGCATACTGACGAACCTTATCCATATCGGCATATTTAAGAAGTTTCTTAAGCGAAGTACTTGAAATACAGCCGGCCTGGATTGCTTCCCATTCTCTTTCTGAAATATCAATGGTGTTACGCTTAGCGCCATACTTAATTCGGCCATTAGCAAGTGCTTGATTGCTGATCTTCTTGAGCTCTTTCTTCGTAATGTCCGGATTCTCTTCTTTACGAGCCAACGTTACACTCTTTGCATAATATTGAGCCATACGTTCTCTTGGCGCATTCTTCTCGGATTTGAGAATTTCATCTTCAAGACGCGCTACCTCTTCCGAATATTGTTCACGAGCAGATCTATTCAGCTTAATATCACCAGTACGAAGAATTTCTTTTCGAGCTTCATTAGCCATCGCTCTAAGTTGATCAGAATATATCGCATATGCCGCTTCTTTTGGTGATGTAGTCCAGACAGCGTTTTGGTTAGAGCCATTATAAGTAGACACAAGTTCCCAAGCACTATCTTTTGTGTTAAGAAGATACTCGTCTTCCATTCTAATACGCTCTTTACCGTCTTTACCAATAAACGTCTGAGGCACAAGCTGGCTTTCTTTATAAACCATCTTACCCGTTTCAGGATCGATATGAGGCGTTCCTGTAGGTTTTACAATCTGAACAGGAGATTTTGCTCTTGTCAATAAAGTGGAAGCACCGCCATAATGAATTTCACCGTCTTCATCAATCCTCTGCTGATACTTCCGCTTGAGGTAATCAATGCGATTATCAATTTCTGATGCTTTCCAATCGAGATGATGCTTCTCAGCATCAATAACAACCATAGAGTGTTTAACGGCCAAAGCCAAATCGGACAATGGAGCACCTTTGAGAGTCATATCCATTATCAAATTAGATACGACACCCATTTCATATCCTGTTCGAGTCATCGGCTTAAATTCTTTACCGTTACGATAATAATGAACAACTTTGTTTTCAACAATGTTTCCATCATCGTCAACAGATTTTTCATAAGTAACGACCGGTTCGGAATCATAACCATACTGCATCTTCGGATCAAATCCCTCAAGATCACGAAGCGGCGGAATATTCAGAATTTGCGTATCAGAATATTTGGGATCATTGCAGGGAATGCACATTACCGTGTCGCCGTCAAAATCAGCACCAGACAATCTATCAGCGTTGACTTTATTCAATCCAATACCATCAATAGGATTTGTTCCAAGAAGCGCTTGACCTTGCGGGTTCTTATTGTTTACTCTTAGAATCGGAATTTCAAACAATCCACCATGAGGATAGCGAATCAAAGCAATCGTAGATCCATCGGGGAAGTTTGGAGCGTAAACCTCATCATCATGCAATGTTGGGACAGGTAATATCACTTGGTATTTCTGATCAGGGAGTTTAGCAGCACTAAGATGGACCGAGTCGGAATCACACTGATTGGCAAAATCTTCAAGAAACTCTTTCTTAACTGTCGGATTTGTAAGGGAAAGAATTTCTTCATATTCTTGTTTCTTTTTAGATATTGTCAAACTGAGCTGCTTATTTATCAATTCCATCGGCTGTTTGGCGAGAAACTGTGACGGAAGTTTATCCTTCCATTCTTCCCAGTCACCTTCTTGACGAGTTTTGTTTATAGCACCAAGTCGTTCAACGCCATCTTTATCAAAATAAGTATACTGGCCACCCTCTTCTCTAAGCAAAGCGCCGAACGGATTATTGGGGTCTGTAGTTTTTATGTCCTTAAATACAATATTCGCCTGATCTCTGGTCTTGTTGGTGTTAAACACAATATCAATACCAGGAGGAAGATTATCATTATAATCGTTATAAACAGCCATACCCTTGAGGTATTTGCCATTATTGGTCATAATACGAACCTGAGCATAATGACTTCCTTTAAGATCAAGGTCTGGAACATTACGACGAAGCTCTATAGTTCCATCTTTCTCAAGACCAGTATGCCCATCAGGTGCAACATCATCTGCGTATCTGATCATGATACGCTTTGGATCAATTCCAACAGGATACTGCCATTTCGGCCGGAACGTATCTTCGCCGTCAGGACCATCACGAACAATATAATCGGCTACAGACTGGATCTTTTCTGGATGCTTGTAAATATCACTCCACTTAACATCCGACTGAGGATCGCCTAGAACTTTGACAGTAGTCTGTTTGCCAGGATTGGTTGCCTGAGGAACACGACCGCCATAAATCGGATATCCTTTGTCCTCGAGAATAGCCAAGGCTTCCTTGAGTTTCTCTTTGGATACGCCGATCTCCCTTTCAACACCAGCGCCAACATCTATCAATCCACGTTCTTTGACGAGTTTCTCAAGACCATCAGCAACGGCCTGAGCTTTGTTAACTCGTTCCTGGGATTTCGGATTCAACCAGGATCGAAGAGTTGATTCGTTTACGCCAAAGTAGTCAGCAATTTCTTGACGCTTTTTGCCGGAATCAAGCATTGCCTGAATCTTAGAATTTCTGGCGGAACGATGTTCAGAAAGTGCACGAGAATACTGGATTCGGAAATCGTTTGTGTTCCGGCATCCAGCAGCGATGGCGAGATCATTGCCTTTCAGTTCGGGGTGCTCTCGTTTGAGTCTCTGAACTCTTGTGAAGAAATCGCCGGCGTGCTGGTAAGGAGTATCACCAGAACCTTCTTCATAACGACCGGATCCTCGACCAGGTGGATTGTCATCTGGTCCGACGCCATAATGCATCAGGAAAATATCAATGTCCTCGTCCACGCCCTCAAATTCATAAGGGTCACCACTAAACAGTAACAACATTTGTTTTGTAATGTTGTTCATAAAGCTCATTCCTCCCTTTCTTTAATTTTCTTTATGAGCTTGTCAAAAGTAATGATCTTATCAATAATGGGGACGATCTCATCTGCCTGAGGATTGGCAATTAAAATATCATCGTTCTGATAGATGCGAAGTTCGACGTTGATCGAGCCAGGTTTCACCTTGTACTCCAAACAAAAAAGAGCAGCATATATAATTAGCTGCTCCATGTGTGCTGGAATGAGTCCTGTCTTCAAGTCATGTATTCGGAGGAAATCATCTTTGAACGCGATTGCATCAGCGGTGCCATAACAATTCTCCGAATAATATAATACTTGCTCGGGTGTCATCTTGAAACCGATAGCATCGTTGACATACATGTTCAATGTCTTATGGTTCTTAGGAAGACGCTGAGCAAGTTTAATGCATCTTGCAGCAAAGTCATGCAATTCAGTTCCACGTTGGGAAGCCATGAAATTGTTGTAGCTTGCTATTAATTTTTCATCATCGTAATTTATCCAATGGTACTTGGATGCTCCGAGAAAGGCGTGACTGCCTTCAAGCATTGGGTGCTTATTAAATTGCATCGGTCATGTCCTCTCTTTTGTTAGGGCTATTTGAAAATATCAATGAGATGCACGTTGTTTAGCAAACCATTCGTTCACCAAAGAAAGGGACTGCTTGTATTCGTCATCCGATATTTTGTCGAGAACTTTCGAAACTTCGAAAGAATCAACAACATCAGTATAAGTACGACCAACAATATAATTTAATCGGCCGTTTACAGTATCGCCGGAATCACTATTACTAAGCTTCATGTCGCCAAAACCCTTTGTGAATTCATCCGTGTATTTAGACATGCTCGTAAACAGGTTATTATATGCAGCCGCCGATTCTTTCTTGTAGTCAGAAAGTTGTGATTCAATAGCATTTCGATTTTTAGAATAATACTGACCATAAGGAGTCGCGACGATTTCGCTAGCGGTGTCTTCATCTATCTGCCAATTTCCTCGAACTTCGGGATTAGTAAACCATTCAGTATACTTATCGACCCAGCCCTTTACTACTTGTTTATCAACACCATTGGCAGCACCCTGCTCGAGATAATAATTTACAGCGGCATCATAATATGGTTTCTGATCTTCCTTTGAAAGACGATCATATCCATCGCGAATTAGTTTTTCTCGAGCGGTGTTTTCTTTCGAGCTAGCCTGGTAATAGTTAGCCCCATCATCGCGCATTTTAGACACCGCGTGCTGCACAGGAACACTAGCTCGTAAACTATACCAATTATCAACAGTGTCCGGACTAGTAGCCAGCTTGTAAAAGTCTTTTGCTTCCTTGCTGTTTCCACCGTCTTTTACAGACTTGTACTTGGCAAGACCGGCTTCATTGAGAGTTCCGTCTGGATTTTGGTATTTACGAATCTTATTTTCTCGAGAAAGATTTTGGTAATGCTTTTTGCCTTCAGCAGTCCTGGTTCCATCCTCATTCTGATAACGCCGAACACCCCACTTCATGCCTTTTACGCCGTAATGAATGAGGACTGGCCTATTGGAGGTTGAAGCGAGATCTTCTACAAAATCATAATGCAATGCCATATTCAACCTCCAAAATATCAATAGAGCTTGGTGTTTCCGGGATTCTTTTTAAATGCCTCTTTGCGCCATTTCTCATAGCGCTTAGCATCTTCTTTAACATATTCGTTGTAAAGTTTTTCAGAACCGAAAGCTTTAGCCATGGCTAGCTCTCGACCGTAATCCATATACAAATTGGACACAATATTGCTCAATTTATCGTTTACGGTATATGGTTCTCCATATTTCTGAGAAAGATCTTTAAGCTCATACTGGCCAAAACCTTTCGTAAATTCTGAAATATAATTGCGCATATTTTTGATTACATCGTCAGACATCTTGTCATATTGATTCTTCAGATCAGACAATTTACTTTCTATCTGTTTACTATTTTTAGCATAATATTGCCCATATCCAGACAAGAACCATCCAGATCTTGCATCAGCCATGATTTCTTCAGAAGCCGGTATAAGCATGTCTTTTCGTCCGAAGCCATCATTCTCGCCTCTGACATGATCTTGAGCATCTTTGACAATTGCATCACGATCTTTGTCTGAGTAGTTAAACCACCGCGAAAAAGCGTTAACAGCTTCATCAACAGCCATTTTGTCGTATAGCTGCTTTTCATTATCTGAAAGATCATCATAGCCAGTCTTAATGAGATCTTCCCGTTTTGTCAAAATGTCTTTTTCAACCTCAAACATTTTAACGGAATCATTTCTTAAGCGAGCGACTGCATGTTGAACTGGCAAACTTGACATAAGATCAACATCGTTTTCGTTAGAACTTTTGGCTACAGCCTTTCTATAAAATTCTTCAGCAGCTTTGCTAGTTCCGCCATCGAACGTTGAACGATATCTTTCTTTACCTGCCGGAGTTAGAGTACCATCCTCATTCTGATAACGGCGAATACCCCATTTCATACCTTTGACGCCAAAGTGAACAAGGTAATCATCATCCTGAGCAAGTCTTGTGGCTGCCGAAGCAAAATCTTCTCCGAAATCATATGAAGACATACTAGATCACTCCATCGCGTATTTCATCAGGTACTTATTCAATGTCGTAGTGCCGCCGAGCATACTACTTACAGGCATACTTCCATATGCACCAGTAAACTCAGAAATATAATTTTCGGCTTGTTCCCTAAAACGCTTTTCAGCCTCGACACCCTTCTGAACGGCTTCACGATATGCCTTAGCGCCACGATCATTTGATTCAGACCACAATGAGAATGAAGAATTGTCTCCTTGATCAAGATCGTCATACCGATAACCCCATTCGAGATCTTCACGAACTTTCTTGGGGTCGGGGTTGTAACCAGATTCTTGAAGATCTTCCAGTCTACTCTTCACAGCAATATCAATGGCCTGGTTGAGATACTTTTCATAAAGCTTCTTGTCCTGATAAAAGTCCTCCATCAGTTTATAGGTTTCGTCATCGGCATTTTTAATTGCATCAGATTCGCCCTTCAGCTTTGAACGAACGGCTTTCATTTGTGGACTATTCTTAACGCGATCCTCCGCATCGGTTTTACGAGCGGAAGTTCCAGGGTCTTTATAAAAAGGTATTCCGTTCATACGAGACCGAGTATACTGATTGAGCTTAGACAGTTCTTTTGTATTCTTATAAAGCTTTTTAGCCTCTTTCTTCCCATCGGGAGAACCGTACCCGTAATGCTCATAACCGGCAGGGGTTAAAGAGCCATCTTCATTCTGCCAACGACGCTGTCCCCATTTCTGTCCGAGGATGCCGTGATGCTCCAAATATAATCTTTCGGCAGCATCTTCACACATTGCTGAAAAATCGATCGAGCTCATTGAGAACTTCCTCCTTATTTTCGGGATAGACGAAACGACTAAAAGACATAGAATTCAAAATAGAATTGTATGTCTCCTGATTCGGACGTTTTGGAGCGGCTGAACTGCGTTTGCATTCGAGAGTCGCCCATTTGTCTTTGTACAATATCAATACATCGGGGAAGCCCTGAATGTAACTTCCGTCCATTGGCATGACGATCGCCTGATTGTATGTATTGCGTAACTCTTTGATCAATTTCGCTTGAAAGTCACGTTCAAGACGATCAGCCATGGTAATCACCCCGAAAATATAAATGAAAAAGAGAAAGTCGACGCATAGTCCTTTCTCTTCATAATAGTCCTTGTAAAACTCGCGGAAAATCAGCGATCGATGTATTTGTCGATTACGAATTCAGCCAGGTACCGATCGACCGTTACGTCGCCGACACGATGTTTATCTCAATCTTACACAAATAAGAAAAGAGAAAGTCGACGCATAGTCCTTTCTCTTCATAATAGTCCTTGTAAAACTCGCGGAAAATCACGCAAGAAAAAAAAAGAAGAGAACATGTAGCACTAACGTTCTCTTCTCAGTCATCTTCACAAAACGCCATTACATTATCGAGTCCTCAGAAATATCATACTCGAGGCACCACTTCTTGCAGAGAGGATAGTTCTCGCTACACTCAGCCAGACATTTCTCTCCTGGAGGTGTTGCTCCGATCCGATCGAAATATCCAGAGCGGCTGACGACATGACCGCAGTCTTCGCAGGTCCATTTGCCAGACTCTTCACTCCATCGTAAAGTACCTCCGCACGATTTGCATTCAACCTCGTCACCGGACTCATCATAACCGCAAGTCAGCCAATCTTCAGTGGCATTAATTTTGCGAAGTTCACAACAGTCACAGCCGTCATCTTGCAGTAAAATATCAATCACGTCTCGAGCACCTCCTTACAACAAAGTTGTCATCTCAAATATACTCCGAGAGACATTAACTTTGCAAGGAGGAACCCATTAAACGTCGATTAAAATTTCACACACCGCAAACTACTTGCAAAAACACTAACTTTTGCAAGGTGGCCAACTGGCCAGGTATTTTCCTTATTAATTATATAAAATTTTATTTTCGTACATAAATAAGAAAAAAGTTGGCCAGTTGGCCAGGAGAGCCCTCAAACCCTTGGGCCCCAACGGTTTCAGCCTGGCCACTTTTCAAAATAAAAGTGGGCAGGACCTGGCCAGTTGGCCACTTTTGTGAACAAATTGTGAACAAAATGTGAACATTGTGTGAACAAACACTAATTTAAGCCACCCAATTTTTGCACAAATTACAGTCAAAAGTGGGCAGATGGCCAAAAGTGGGCAGAAAAGTGGGCAGCAAAATTAAAGTTTTTTGCACGAAAAACACTAATTTAAGCCACCCACTTTTTCGAAATATCACTCACGGACGGATCAATTCTCGAACCGTAACGCCCAATTTAGCGGCAATTCGCTCCACCAAAAACGATGGCATCTCCTCAACACGCAGGTACGCCTGGATCGATTTGGCGCTCCGATCGACATCTCGATCCTCGCCAAGAGCCTTAATCGTCCACCCATGCTCCCTCAAAACTTTGTTAAAATGCTCATGATTCACATAAACTCGGTCAAGTCTTCTCTTGCCATTACCATAGTTCATAAGAATATCAATGCCTCCTTCTAAGCCTTTTAAGCCTTTTTCAGTCCTTCTTGACGTCTTCAGAACCGTCTTCATCCGTGCTCTTAAGAAAATCAGCTGTGTCCTTAACCTGCTTCAAAGCCTGTTTCATGGCTTCCAAAGACTCCTTAGCTGCCTGCGCTGACCTCAGTTTTTTGGTGTCAAAATAGATGTTAATCAGCAATCCGCCAGCAATACAGAGTACCAAACCGAACACCAAAGCCACAAAAATAACGGATAAACACCATACAAAACCGTTCATGATTCACAAAATCTCCTCTCAAATAGTCAATTTTACCCCAAAATATCACTTAGAACCCTCAATAATGAGCACATTTACCTGACTTGTCTTGAAAATTCGACCGTCTTTTGCCTTCAAAACGATCCAATTATCCCCGCCAAGTGAGTAATCAGCCACATCAAACCGGTATTCGTCGTCTCCAAACCGCACATAACCAGTCGATTTAGGCAAATTTTTGGTCTCGGGATCACCAGAGAACACTGTTCCGTCCCGAATATTGTTCTCCCAATCGCATCCAGACAGCAAAAATATCATAAAACACATAAGGACGACGCACAAAATACGTTTAAGCATCCCAATTTTACTCCTTCGAACCGTCTTTTTGCCCATACTTCTCCCAAATATCATCAAAAATTACCGGAATTCGGCCATGAAGCTCCTTCAAAAGCCCCAACATGAGCCCTCGAATGTCCGGATGAGCGTCGGGAGCACACCTTAACTCGAAAATATGACGCCATTCACGCCAATTTGCAGTCACAACGACCTCAGTTTTGAGCGAATTTGGCAACACAGACCTGGCCATTTGTGGTGAAGCACCCAGTTCAAGCAGCCGAAGATACGCTCTTTCGCATGAAAGCATGGCATCTTTCCACTTATCGAGGATCAATTCGCTCCACAAAACGTCAGTAAGCTCCTTCGAAGGCATCACAAACGTCAACTCGCCCCCAAATTTGTCCTTCGAATAGTTGCAATACCTCGTCGATTCCTGAGCAAAAGACGCCATTCTATGCCTCACAAGCTCGTGTGACACACCTCTGTCACACACAAAACGCACACTCAAGCCACCGTGTTCAAGCATAGCCTCGTGCCCAGACTTGATCAAACCTCTTACAAGCCTCTTCGCAGACTCGCCGTCATAAGAAATTCGGTCCTCAGATTTGTAGCAAGTCCTCGCTGCACGCTCAATTTTCTGCAGTTCGGCGATTCCACCATACGAAATTTCGTCCAAAATCTCGTAACTAGGCTCAACAACCTTCATAAATATACCACCAATCCTATATTTTAGTCATAAAAAAACAGCCAATTATACCAAATTACCGCCGAATATAATCAATAGCTTCCTGTCGATTCATGAAGAAGTGGATACCAGATGCACATTCGACCCAGCGATCCTCATCGAATGGCTCTTCAGGCTCAACCACATCGCCAACATGATACTTGAAGTCCGAATCCCAGGACGACTCTACAACAGCACCCTTCGAACATTTGCTTCCGTCCAGATGGTAAATATCAAGGACCTTGGCTTTACTGGCTCGACACTTCCTGCCAAACGCGGAAGATCGCTTAGCATCGGCCGGGATCAGCAATTTAATCAGCGCCGGCTCAGTGGTGTTAATGCTCAAAGACGTAATAGACGTTGGATGCAGAAGAAAACCGGCTTTCCATGCAACAAACGAACCTTCTTCAGGACAAGCCATAGGCACATACGGCATGTTCTCAAGACCTCGAGCACTACAAAACTGGAAACCAGTATTCCCGAACGCCGCATTCAGGAAATTGCAGTAACGAAGCTCAGCAGAATATAATACAGCTCCACGAAGATCTGCACGAGAGAAATCGCATCCATGAATGCATGAGCACATCAAGTTAGAACGACTCAATCTGGCGTCCATGAATTTGACACAATCGAGTTGCGAGGATGCAAAATTAGTATCATGCAAACTGCACCCGCTAAAATCACAATCAATAATCGATGCACCGTAGAAATTAGCCTGATCGAGCAATTTGCGATGAAAGTCAACGCCTTCACGCGTAGT